ATGCAACACCTGTTTCTTTAGCAGATACCTTCATGTATTTATACTGTATTTCTAGTGGAATTGATATTGTTGCGGCTGCTGCGTTTGTTCCAACAAAAGTAAATTCACGCGCTGTGAGAGTTGATGTTGCTCCAGATGTTGTATCTGTTGGTAGTCGGTACCAATTAACACCATCAGGGCTTGATTCAATTTTTATTTCTATTGAGTTTGAGCTTTCAGTCGCCCCCATTGTATAGAGCACATCCAAGTTAAAGTGCGTGAATCCTGCGGTCTTAAACGACTTTACGGCCTCTACAGCTTCGTCTGTTTGATAGGTGCTTTCAAGTTCAACTCCTGTTCTTGTTGTACCAGACTTTGAGCCAAATACAGGAAATGTTACATGTGATTTAAATGATTGTGACATAAAATTTATTTAGTCTTCTTAACCTTCTTTTCCTTCTTATCTTCGACCTCAACTTTTTCCTCAACTATTTTTGGTTCAGTTTTAACAGCAGCTTCCTCAATCATTAGAAAACTGTGAGTTTTCTTCCATTGTGAAGCAATATTGTCATCTACTTGTTCAGAAACATCACCAGCTGCAACAAAGTATTTGTCGCCTCCAATAATTACCTCTGAATCAACATTTGAATTATTTCTAATTTTCTTCATATCTTTATTGTTATGGGATTCGAGTCCCTTATCCTGCCCTCATTAAAGAGCAGGGAAGAGATTCGACTATGATTCTTTAGCCCAGATTCCTCGTACAGCAGTTACCTGCCATGCGTCTATTCCAGACAATGAAGCAATCGTTACATAATCACCTCTTTTAGCAGTCGCCTTTGTAAGAATCAAATCCTTATCATCGGTCGCACTACCTTTAAAGCTAATTCCATCACTTGCATTCGGGCTGAGGGTGAGAGTTGCTTCTCCATCTTTCCCAGCGTATACGAATGTAAATGTATTTCCAATAGCAATCGCAGGCAGTGTGAATGTTACTGTAGACTCGACGTAAAACGTCTTACCAGCATCGGTACTTGTAACTACTGTATAATCAGAAGTTTTCTTTACCGCGTTAGTGTCTAGAATACCATTCTCAAATCTTGTCATTTTAGCCATGTGTATTGCTTAGATTAATAATTAGCTTGAGTAAGCTGAAAGGTCTCCCTTTGAGCCCCACTTTCGTCTCCAGTCCTTAACATAGTTTGCCCATCGAGCATCTACGGTAAAGGTTACTGACTTAGAAAGGATGTCAACATCACTATCAAGTTGTGGAGCCTGACGTACCTCGTGGTACTGCTTATCACGACCAGGGATGACAACGAACCATGCTGTGTCTGAACCACCATTTAATGCTGCAAGGTGAGTTGAAACTGCTACATCTACCGTACCTCCAGTGAAAACGTTGATAGCGTTGTTCGCTGTTTCTGGGTCGAGAGCCGATTCAGTCTCTTCTTTTGCCTCATGCATAAGTGCTGGTGGAACAACAAGACGTGGCTTACCCATCAATGCGAGTGGGACACCATCATCTGTTTGCTGTTCAATAAGTGCAACGTGCGCCGTCTCAAGTGAGTCATGACCAAACGCAATACTTGTTGAAGATGCGTTAGATTGTGTTGAACCACCTGGAACAACTGTTGGGTGAACAGTTGAGTAGGTTGGTACACCGTCACCATAAAAGGTCATAGTGTAACCATTAACCTTAGATGTGGTTGCAAAACCTCCATTAAACAATTGAAGTCCTGACTTGTCTTGTGCAAAGTTTGCTGCAATTGAAATATCTTTCATCTCGTCAAGCTGTGCATCGAAGTCTCGGTCTTCAATATTGTACTTCGTTACTTGTACACCATTACCATAACTATTGTAGACAACCTTCGTGGTGTACGTCTTGTGTCGTCTTCGGAGTGGAATATCGTCTCCTTCCTCAAACTGGAACAATTCTCCAAGTCCAGTTTTTCCAGTGAAGTTTCGCTCTGCGCCTACACCAGTTGAAGTTGTGAGTACGTTTCCGATTCCTGGCATGTACTCCTCCTGGCCTAGGTCAAATACTTCAGCAATCTGAAGTCCTACACCAGCGATGAGATCTGTCCATGTACCTCTATTTTCCATACTAAATTCTTATAACTGATTAAACGCCAAATACTGAGCTTTCGTAGATATTTACAATTGCCTGTGCGGTATTGTCAGGGTCTACTCCCCAACCGTGGTACTGTGCTGTTCCAGTTGTAGCTGTTGATTCATCGAGTGTATCTTCGTCTACAATGTCCATGTTGTAACCATCAAGGTTTGAACCAGTTGTGGTACCAATAGCTGCATCTACCTCTGCTGAGTATAGAGAGAACTTTGAAATATCACACTTAGCCTTAACCTTTGCTACAGTCTGATTGTTTGAAGCAGCTGTAAAGGTTCCAACATAACTACCTGAAGCTGAACCTGTTGCACCTGAAGTCTCCATACCAACACCTGCGTTGGTTACGTGACTTACTAGGTGACCAAAAACAAGTGCGCCAGTAGTACCAAGTGCAGCGAAGCCTGATGCAGTCTTGATAGAATCAAGAACCGTTGAGACAACGCTGTTTGTGATTATTGAATTACGAAGCACTGGTGCGCCGTGTGGATTCAATGAACCTACTTGTGTAAAAGCCATAAATTTGTTTTATAATAAATTTTTAATCTACGAACTTAAGCAAGGTATTTATGTAGCCTGTCTGTTTGTCTCGTAGCTTAAGATATCTCTCCTCAGTGAATCCGTGTCTTCGGATAAGAGTTTTTTCCTTATCAGACAACGTTTGGTTGTCATTACTTGGTGTCGAACTAGAACCCTTCTTTGTTGAGGCATATGGATATTCAGTAGAAGCTTCTTGCCTCTTACCTCTATTCATAAACTCATGAACCTCTTTTAGTCGGTTCTTAAATTGTTCTTTTGAACGAATTCCTTCGAAATTAAACTTTGACATTTCTTTTTCAAATGCCTTAAATTTAATATCCCCTGGGTCGTTATCAACACTAAAGTCTGGAATAGAGTTTCGAAATTCATTGATTGCCTCCTTTTGGGCTTCCTCAATTTCTTTCTTCTCTTTCTCCTTTAGAACTTTTTCTACTTGTGAAGGGACATCTTCTATATCTTCCTTTTTGGTTCCTTTTAGGGCAGCAATCTCTGCGTCCTTCGCTTGAAGTTCTTCGTTCTTTTTTGCACGAAGCTCTTTAAGTTCTTCAGACATTTTTCGAACAGCCTCTTTTTCAGCTGCTAGTTCTTCGATTACCTTTGGATCTACCTCAATCTTTTCTCCGTTTGGATCTGACATAATATTTTACTAATTCAAACTCCCTTATAGATACACTTTTTTACAAGGTCATGCCCTTGGTGGTTGAGTCCACAAGTTTGTTCAAATATTATTTTAATAAGACTGCCACGTTACGCAGTCTGTTCTGCCAGTTGGGAGAAATTCGGGGTAGGAATCAACTGGCAAAGCAGGCCAAATAACTATAAATAAATTATACCATTTTATTTTCCATATCGCAAGTTTTCCAACTTAGTTTCACCCCTCTTTTGCTTACATAATGATAGAAAGTAAGATGTTCTTGCTATTCCACCTCGGATAATATCTCTTGACCTTTCATCTGGAGCAGAAAAGTATCTCTGCATATCAGCGGCTATTGTTGCTTTAAGATAATCTGTCGCTCCGTCAAGTGTTGCAAACTGTTCAAAAAGAACTTTCTCAAATTTTGAATTAATTTCATATTGTCTAATGTCGCCGATTTCTTCAGCAAACATTGTGTAAATATCTTTATCCTTTAGAGCTTTTGTGTACCCAAATCTTTTTAGAATTTTTTCAATCATACTACCCCGTTATCATTTGTGATAATTCTTGTAATCCAGCAGCGTTTCCACCTTGTAGTCCATTTGCAATATTGTTTGCGGCATTACCAGAAGGTTGTGTATTCAATGCTTGGTTGCCCTCTGTATTTGTATCTATTGGTTGTGGGTTCAAAATATCTTGTCGAAGAATCTTTGCTGGGTCTTTACCCATCTTCTCAATAAGTTCAGCGGCAAGTTCATTCCTGTCAACAAGATCTGGGAAGAATGAATTAATAACACGTACAAATTCAAGATTAAGAGCCTTTTCAACTTCCTTAGTTGACTCAACTTTTGGATTAGGAACAAGTTTAACATCAAACCTTATATTTCGAATATACTCTGGAGTGATTGCCTCAATAACAGTTTCTTTGTTTGTTTCAACCTTATTAATCAAGGCACGAGCTTGGAGTTTTCCTTTCTTTGGAATATCTTCCTCCTTTTGATACATCTCAATGATTTTAATTCCTCGCTTACCACCAGAAAGAACTGCGTCATTTATCTCAAATATATTAAACGCCTTGCTCATTTGTTTTGACGCATCATCACCAAGGATTCTTCTTATCAAAGGGGCTTTAGGGTCTGTTCCAAATTGAAGGATGTTTGAAGCTTTGAGTAGAGACTTTCTCTTCAAAGAGTAGTTAATCATACGAGAGAACAATTGTAGGATAGATGTTACTCCTTCTGCTGCGATTCGAATTTCCTGTGCGGTCGTTCTGTCTCCAACACCAGCTTGTCCTTGGCTAACTCTGTCTAGAGATGCCTCTTCCATAATCTTTCTTGTATACTCAAGAATGTATTGATGCCATCCAGTAGGTGTCCCAAGGTCAAGTTTTTGAACAGCAGAGCTAATTGGGAGACCTTGTGTATCAATTGGGGTCCTTCGCCCTGGTCGCAAGTAATCATCCTCAATACTATCAAATCCGTTTGTTAGAAGTGGTGGGAATATTGTCAAGAATGATTGGTCGAGAAGCATGTTTGTCAACACGTTCAAAACATCTTGTAGAGACTTAAGTCTGTCTGGTAGAGATTTACCGTAGAAGAAATCACCAAAGAAATCAAATTTACACTCAAAGAACGGAAGCTCTTTGTGTGTGAAAGGAAGAGGGCTAATATCTTCAGAGCCATCTTTTGACTTAATTGGATTCAACCATATACCATTAGCAATAATAATATATTGGTCGTTCATTCTGTCGTAGAATCTTATTATCTCAACAGAACCCTCTTGGACATCTTCTGTTACGAAGTCAAAGTAGTATGGTCGATATTCATCATCAGAGAATGTTCGTTTTGCCTCAACATATTCTGACTGTGCGAATGAGCCCCACTCATCAAGAAATTCTGTATACGGAACAACCCTTCTCCAGAAACAGAAAGGCATGTCTTTAAGTTTTCGAATAGAAACAGACGATGGATAAAATTCCTCAAGCGGAACTATTGAAGCGTAAAGGTTTACATTAACCTCTTTGTTTTCTGTAATAATTATGTCGTCTCCATACCCTTTGACGTCGCGAATCTTTCTTTCTTGTCGCTCCATCCCCTCGTACCCAATAGCTGTACCTTTTACAATAGCCTCCAAAAGGTAGTGAGTCATGAACTCTTCGTAATCATCTAACTCTTCAATGTACTCATATAGGTTTGTTAGAATTGTTGTCTTGCGAGTATCCTCATCACCACGAGGAACGAACTGAGCAATAGGAAGCACACTCATAACCTTACCAAGAACAGCTAGAACTTTGTTTCTTGTGAATGGTTCGTTAGCTCTTGCTTGCCAATCTTCAAGCCCTTCACGTTCAAATATGTTTGTATTGAATCTTTGTACAGAGTCTTCAATATACTCAATAAGATTTAAACCATCAAAGTATTGGAATCTTTTATTTCGTGCGTCAGCTGAACGTCTAAATAAGTCAACGGTGTCAGAAACTACAACCCTTTCTTTATCTGAACATGTATATGTTTTTCTATCGCCCGATGTTTGAGCCTGTAATTTAACAGGAGACTTGTTTTTCACCATATATGAATTATTATACCACAAACATTATTTAATAGTCAACTGTTTATACGCATTGAAAGCCTTTTGTCTAAATTCATCATTGTTCTTTAACATATAGGCTCGTGTCTTTATTGTGTCTAGAGAATCATAATAACCTTCAACGAAATTCTTTATTGTTCTAATTAAAGATATTTCATCCTCAAATTCTTGGAAATATTGTTTATTCTCAATACGAGGGTCTTCTATTTCTATATCATAACCTTTTTGTGGCATCTCCTTGTATACCTCATGAATATACGCATTCTTCCAATAAATGCGATAGAAGCCCATTTTGAGCCTTACAAGCCTATAATGAGGGCTTATCTTCCTAAGCTCCCTTCTAAATCGTCTAAACCAAACACTTCCTTCTGCTGTTCTCATATTAGTATCTAATTACTCTTCTTCTCCCATAACCATCAAATCTTGGAATCTCTTTAATTTTATCTTTTGGTTGCATCACTCTATGAGTAAAGTTTTCAAGACCAAGAGCTAAATATTCAAATGAAGACCTAAAGTGTGATGTCCAGTCATGTTTTGGCTTCAATGAACGTATTTCCTCCTCACCTTGTACCTTAACTTTTGGATATGCAGCCTGTTCAATACACATAGCAAAGTGTTCTGTCATGTCATTACGGTTTATATTTATACCCTTCATGATTAAAGTCTTTGCTGCACGCTTTCGTTTTTGGTGTGGCTGCCAATCTTTATTAAAGTTTACTACAATTCCATGCTCTTGCAGGACAGAGAGGACAGTTGCGTCAGTTACTTGGTTCTGGTTCCTTCCTGCAGGGTCGCCAAAGTGGGTTCCTTTCTTCCAATATTTATGTCGCTCAATCATCTCAATTTCACGTTTTGTGTATTGATAGAAATCAGATGAAATATACCCATTAATAAATGGCACAAAGAAATCAATATTCTTTCCAACTTTATAGTAACAATCAATAATATTTAATTGACCATTCTTTAGTTGTGCCCAAATAATTGCAGTAGGGTCTTCCTTACCAAAGTCCCAACTAACATAAAGCGGTAGATTCTCATCATACTCATACAAACCAAATCTAACATTATCGTCTCCCCATTCAGGATAGACTCTACCTTCCTGAGATTTTGAGTATGATATATCAAGCTCTTGTGCTATTTCTTCTGGGCTTCTTCGAGAACATTCAAAACGATACCATTGTTCATCTTTTAATGGGTGCAGCTTCCAATGCAATGTAAGAACGTCAATACCAGAGTTGCGAAGTTTTGCATAAAAGTTAAAACCTTTAGGCGTTGAGTTTACAATTCGGCAGTTTGTAACATCGCCAGTAGATTCAAAAGCATCCTTAGCATAATCCCAGGAACCAAGCTCGTCGAAGAATATTGCTGTTTTACGAGAACCACGTCCAAAGTCTGGGTTCATAGTATCACCTGAGATAAGATTACTATTGACAGGATTCCTTAATTGCAGTTTAACTCGATGTTTCTTTTTTGAGAAACCTTTTGGTAGTAACCATTTCGGCAACGAATCCAACGCATAATCAAGACGGCCAAACATAGAGTCATCAGAACGGTTGTCTACAAGAGCCTCCTTATAAGAACCAAGAAGAAGGTTAATACCATCTCTAAATAACCAGAACCATAAGAATACCCAACATGTCAACCATGTCACACCCATATCTCGAGACTTCTCAATCAATCCATCTCGACCATTTTCAATATGGTCAACAAGCCATCGAATAGCTTCTTTTTGAAACTCGTACAGAAAGAACGGTTGATGAGCTGAGTGGCCAGTGTTTAACATACGGGCGTTATACGTCCATCCAAAATTCTCAATGAAAAAAATACATCCTTCTGCTGAATTATCAAGACGCTCACATAACTTCCATGCAAGTATTTGAGCTTCAAGTTCTTTCTGAGAAGCAGCACTTACCTTGAGACGAGACATAAGTCTTTCCCTCATGTCTTCAGAGTTAAAATACTCATCAACAATTTTGGAGCGTCGTTCCTCTTCTAGTTTTGCTAAATCTAATACTTCTTCCATATCTACCCCGTAAACTTATCTGCAACTGTCTTCTCCCTCATCTTGACAAGCATTTCCATTTGTTGTTCTGGTGTAAGCTTATCATCAACCTTTGCTAGGACAGCAATATGTTCAGTTGCCTCGCCTTGAATAATCTGTGATTTATCAAACATAATACCAAGAACCTTTGCAAGATTCACAATACTCTCCTTCTCAAGTTTCTTTGGTGATTTCGCTAGGATGTCCATTTTCTTATGCAGAAGAACGGCAGCCTTGTCTCTACCTTGCTTAAGAAGACCTGTTATATCATTAGGGTCTATTGGAGATAGTTTCTCAAACTCTGGCGCAACTGGCTTACGATTTGGAATAGACTTTCTCGAAGCCATAGCATCTTTAACCATAGTGACAACCTCATCAGATATACCAAAGTCTTCATGATTAACCAATACCTCGTTGTATATTCTATTAACAGCTTGACGAATAGCGTTTCTATCAGCATAATATTTATCAAGCCCAAAATCAATACCTACCTCATATAAAGGCTTAGTAGCTAATGCTTTAAAAATTGAATGTTTTCTTTCTGGTGTTATTGTTACCCCCATAAGCAGAGTGCGAGGGATGAGATGTCTCATACGTCTTAATTGGACACGAGATACAATCATCCCCCATACTCTACTCTCAATGGTTACATAAACGATTGAGTTGTAGAGCGATTAGTAATCCTAACCATAAAAAGGAACGAACACTTTTTAAGTGTTACATTAATATTATAACATTATAAAATAAAAAATGCAAGTATTTTACAAAAAATAAATATGGTATAATATAAAAGGAAAGGTTCTATATGTGCATTGAAGAACGAGCTTACCAATTGGAATTGGATCTTCGCGATCCTGATCAACCTCTGCTTCCTCTCTTTGATGAGGCAGCGTCGGCCGAGTGTAACCCAGTTACTGGGAGGAAGGTTCTTGAGAGGGAATCAGCCAGACACATCGGGGAAATCATCAAACAAATCACAGCTGAACTGAACGGATGAGCAGGAAGAAAAAGGGTTGTCCCCAAAAACTTACCCGCCACCATCGCAAACCAAGAAGTCGTGGAGGAGTCTCTAGTAAAAAGAACATCTCGTATGTTCCGGAGAATCTCCATACTGCGTGGCATACTCTCTTCAGCAACCACACCCCAGAAACAATCGCCTCAATCATCAACGAGAAGTGGATTGACCCAAACTTTGTCTTCATCTGCCTACCCAGAAAGAAGGAGTACAAACCAAGGTAACCTTTACCATCTTCTTAATTAAAGCCTTATGGCAATAAAAGCCTTATGGCAGTTAAGCCACCTGTAGAAATATGGGTGGTTTTTTCTTTATCAACCACTTGCATTATTATTTAATATATGCTATACTTATATACATCTTGGGTGATAAAAGGCTGTAGCTCCCCCAAGAGGCTATGGCCTTTTGTTATTAAAGAGTTTGCACCCCATCAAAGGGTTCTATCGTGAGGTAGAATAGTGGTGATATTTCAACATACCCAGAGAATACTCTATATGTGTGTTGGAACAGTTATGGTTTGGGGGGACATTTCTTTTTCTTTTCTTTAATTCTTCTAAGGTACTTCTTAAGGATTCTTTTCACTTTTCTTTAAAAGTAAAGAAGGTCGTCAGATATATCCCAATAGAATATCCTATCCAGATATATGAAGGTGTGATACGAGTATATATGATATATGTAATACATACATATGGTAGGTGAAAGTTGTGGAGGGTAATTAATCTAAATTGGTTCCGCATACCCCCGTACCCCTGCCACCAGCTATCTCCTATTTACATTTATGATTTTCTATGCTCTAGTATACACACGCATATATACTAGAATATATATACTTTATGGTACTTTTATATGGTATATGGTATATATGAGCCTCAAAATTGACCTATAACGAGCGTTTGAAGTGGTACTGGTAGGTAGTATCCTATAATGTGAGCATGTGAGGGCTATATAAAACAGTGGTATGTATGTATAGGGAGAGGGTGAGGGGAGAGAGGTATATAGATTGCATATATTTAAATACTCTTACATACACTTGCATATATTTACATACGTCTACATATATCTTTCCTTTTCCTTGCATATACCTTTATATATCGTTACTTCTTTTTATGTATTCATAGTGTTAGATAGTGAGTGTGTATATATATGGTTTGCTGTACAGGGAATGGGAAGCAATCCTTTTTAGTATACTGTTCTATACTGTTTACTGCGCCATACTGTTTTATCTTTGTATATGGGCAGGTTATCCACATTTTATTTTTATTGTATAGTTGCATGGTTGCTGTATGGGTATATAATGTATTCATACAAGTTAAAAAGATTGTATATGGTACAAAGCACAATGAAAAAAGAATTCCGTTACAAGTACATCAAGGCACGAATTGCTACTATACTATTCTATGGTGTTGTAGGGTTTGTGATTGGATCAATGTATATTGTACACAAGGTTGTGGACGCATATTTATCGTTATTGGTTAGCATGTAAGTATGGCTATTGAGAAAGAATTTACCATACGCTATATTGTACGCAATAGCACACGATATGGACGTGAGAGAGAATATCATGACGTTGTGCAAGTATTTGCCCCTACTGTTGAGAAAGCATATAGAAAGGCGTGCAAATGTATTCCTAGTGGGTGGTTGGTTGATATGGAAGTGAAGTGTGGACAGCGTGGAGAATGGCACAGTGTAGGAAGTTTACAAGATAAAAAATAATTATGTACAAAGTAAAAACAAGCAAGCGGTGGTACTTTTTCAGACACAAAAGACATGCTGAAAAAATGTACTCTACTGTAAAGGGTGCCGTTATGGTATGCGATACGATAAATAATAGAACATGTTAGCCTTGCCCTTGTTCGTGTATGCGGACTATGTAAAAGACGGTAGAACAAAAACTGCTCATATACAAACTAGAACATTTGGGGATCAAAAGCAGGATTGCAAGATAGGCGATTTTAGCGAGAATTGGTACTTGCGACCGAAAAAGGCAGTACAATGTAAGGAATATAAAACCGTAGCAGACTATAAAAGGGCTATAAGGTTGTGTATTCAAAAAAACCTTAATTGCAAAGTGTTGCGTGTGTATGCTCAAATTGAAGCGGGTGGGAACTTATACGATAAAGAATTATAAAATGATAAAGGCAATCACAAAAACAAACAAGGGCGAGGTATGGGCGCAAAGTGCTGGTTGTATGGTTTCAAATATCATGCTAGGGGATCGTGAGGTGGCAAGATTGACTATTACACAAAGACACACGCAAGGTTTTGCTCAAATTACGCTCGGCGTGGCAGGTAAGAAAAGACACGAAACATATATCATAAAATTGTAAATAAAAATAGCCCGTGAGGGCTTTTTTCTTTAAGTGATTGTATAGGGTGCTGCTTTTGCGTTCGTTATAGGGCAGTTTTGAGCCTTGTACGGCGTGTAAGTGCCTTGTATTTATGCTGTTGCCTTGAAAATGTAGCAGTGTCTACAGGTAGGGACACGCTTTCTTTTTTCTTTTCTGATCTGTTCTATTTTTGGAGTTTCGTATACTTTGCTGCTGTTTTGGATTGTAAGGGCGTGAGAAAAATCAAAGCCAGCAAGAAAAAATGCGAGTGTGATAAATAGTAATATAATAGTTTTCATACGCCCTATAATAGCATACTATTTTATGGGTGTCTATTGACTTTTTGTATGTCAAGTTGTGTGGTATCACTATCCACACACGCAATATATAGTGTTACTGTATAATGAATAACGCCTACAGAAACGTAGGCATTACTCATAAAAAGATTGTATATGATGTTACCGCAAGTGACTTGCTATGGTTCGTACAAGTCAGAAAATTACGGTGTGAACGCTTTATGCTTTACGTTCCCGTATATTGTAGACGTTTATTTTAGTTATAAAACTATAGTTGCTATCCGATACAATGGCGATCTGTTAGTTAGCGAAAACTGTTACAGCACCACCACTGGAAAGCATATAAACGCTATAGACGGTGGGAATAAAGCAACACGGCTGCCACGTTCTCAATTTGAGCAACGTGTAGAGGCGATACTAGCAGAATTGAAACAGAAAGCAAGCTAGTACAAAAGATATACAATAAAGGCGAATACATAGCAAGGGCTACAAAGTCCACAAGCTAACAAAGCCACGATCTCAATATGTGAGGCGTGGTTTTTTGTTTTATAGACGCACATAGAACATACAAAAGACAAGAATACGCCACATACTAGACCACAAAACCCAAACGAATACACTTATCCACAGATAAACGTAAACCGAATATTGACTTTTTCTCTCACTCGTATATACTCACAATGAACAGCAGAAATATGTAGCCCAGATTATATAAAAATGCGCTTGGGGGTTTTCATTCCACCCGAATATGCAAATGGGGGTTTTACATTCTGTTGTTGGTCATTCATAAAGTATATTGGGTCGCAAACCCTTATACTATGTTGGGGTAATTCACAAGTGTTTTACTCTGATGAAGTCTACGGACAAAAATGATAGTAAACTATCAAAAGGGTACATTCAGTGTACGATACTAGGTGCTTGTAGTGGCGGTTAGTTCAGTTGGTAGAACACTCGTCTTATACACGGGCAGTCATAGGTTCAAGTCCTATACCGCCAACACAGGCACTTAGTAGTAAATACTTTTATAAAGTATACGTTCTATACAAAGGAGTTATCCACAGGTGTGCAGTTGACATTAAATCAAAACCTGCTAGTATGGAACATGTGAGGGGCGCAGGTTCCTCACACAGCTAAAGTAGCCTACGGGTGTACACAGCTCTAGTTATATCTTAGGATATACACAACCCACCACATTCTAACATAGTGTAGCAAGGTGTGAGCATACACAGGTCGTCTGTTATCTCTCTCACTAGGAAGCGAAGCTAACCTTATCGTAAAATAGGGTACATGTGGTCTGTAGCGTGTGGGCGTTTCCAACACTCACACACTCTACTGGTAAAGCCATTGGGTTCTGGTCATTCTTATGCATGTAAGCATTAAAAGCCATGTAAAAATGGTACTAACGTGTTCCCCATTACAACATACACCACAATTACCTTGTATGGTACAGTGCGCCAGTCCGCAAGGGCAAAGAAGCGACAATATAAACAGCGTGTTATGTGTATTGGGGACAAATGGGCTAGTATGGTTACTAGGACGCAAAAGAAGGATAAGCGTATATACTTAGGGTTCGATCCCCTTATAGCCCACAAGCCTACATTATGTAGGTGACATGGACGGAAGTTAGCTATTACCACCACAACAGAAATGGAGTGGTACCAGAGGTAATATAGGTGCAATTCCTGTACGTCCACAACCATTATCAAAATGGTGATAGTGGCAGTATTTATTGTGTAGAAAGACAATAGTCAATATACGCTATACAATAGTGCGAGGATATTGGCAGAGAAGTTATTGCGGGTCGTGTGCTTTCAAGGTACACGTTGTTCGACGCACAAAGTCTAGATACATACAATTACACAATTTTTTCAGATGTTCCGTGTAGTATGTATTTACGGTTGGTATTTACCAGATATTGAGTGTTTAGAGCAAACGGGCAGAACATGAAAAACGGCTGCTAACATGGTGTATGTTCAAGTATAAATGTCATTCCAACAATTCCGTAAATTGTGATAGAGTGTTCTATTGCGGTGAAAAGGTCAGTTTTGGTCATAGTTTTGAGGACTACACAGGGTGTTTCAAGTAAAAGCAGATGTTCTATGTGGGGTGCAATTCCCCACATATCCTTATGTAGATTATTATTTAAGTACATTTATGTTTGAAGATAAACAAATGTTCATGTTGTTTGACAAAAAAAACAAATTTTTTGCAACAAGAATTACAGCAATACATTTTGACATAACTGGTTCACCTACATGTGTTGATTATTGTGCAAACAATAGTGATATGGGGCCAGTTGTAGAGTGTTGGAACGAAGATATTGTTTTATTAAAAGTAATTTAAATATATGGACACAATAGACAAAATGTATCAAGACTTTACAACACATATTGCACCAAAACTTGCAGAGGGTCTTGTGATCACAAAAGATTACTTTATCGACTTGTTCGGGAGGTATGTCAAGTATTTGATAGTTATTGACTCGTTTCAAGTCCTAGCTAGTGTGCTACTTTTAGTTGTTGCGCTTATATCATTTAAAAAGTGGTCAAAATTTATAAATGAGGCACCAGAGGAAAAATACATATACAGTAATGAGCTAAAAAGAAGTGGTAGACAAGACGCTAAAATAGCGGTGTCCTTTATTGTCGCTATGTTGGGTACGATAATTGGGATTGCCTCAATAGTATCGACAACACAAAACCTTATAAAGTCAATATATATTCCAGAGGTTCGTATCATTGAGGAGTTACGGTCTTATAACATTAACAAATAATATATGAACATAGAACATAAGTATTGTGTAATGGGGAGTGATCCAGAATTCTTTTTCAAGCGTGACGGTAAGATTGTTGAGAGTAAACAATGTCTTGCAGATAAGGGGTTGAAGTATATTGTTGAGGACGGTATACAAGGTGAAATTCACCCTACTCCTAGCCAGTGTCGTGCAATATTGGGGGCAGAGTTCACAGATATATTCAATATAATGAGACAACAAAACTTAGAGGCACTTGCAGACTTCTCACAAAATGTCAAGTTGACAAAGGAGGAAATGGATAGTATACCAGATGATTGTAAGCGACTTGGTTGTAACCCTAGCTTAAATGTTAGTGAAGATGTCATACCTGTCAATATTGACGGCTTAGAATATCCATATCGTAGTGCAGGGGGTCACATACACATTGACACTGGCTCTAATACTAAAAATGAGCAGCTACGAAAGGACGCTATAAAGTTTATCAAACTTATGGACGTTGTTGTTGGCAATACTTGTGTGCTTATTGACAGGGATAAGGGCAACATAACACGTCGAAAGGTGTATGGACGTGCTGGTGAGTATCGTATAAAACCATATGGGTTGGAGTATCGAACATTATCAAACTTTTGGCTACGAAGCTACCCACTATACACATTTGTGTTCGGGCTGGCAAGGTATGTTATGTCACTCTACTTAAATGGAAAGACAGATGAGGTGCTTAGTCTAGTAGATTACAAAGACATACGGGAGGCGATAAACAAAAACGACAAAAAGTTGGCAAAGGCTAACTTTGATAAGATTAAAGGTATATTCCCTACTGGTGATTATAATAGAGCGCAATACTACAAGTCAGTGTTGGATCAAGAGACTATTCCAGTATTTGAGAAACTTATCAAGACTGGTATCATGGGGCGGTTCTCTAGTAAGGTTATTAGTAATTGGTTGGATAAACCTAGAGTTTCATTTGAAACTTGGATATTAAAGTACAAGTAATATGACGGTACTAGAAAGCACTTTTTGTTGTGCAGTTGGAGAGTTAGACCATTTAGGTTTCTCAAAATCACCACAAGAGGCATTAAAAGATATTGGTGGTCATTATTGGCACAGTGACGAAAGAGCCTTTATATTCTTTACAGAGGTAAGGCGAAAGGGGCGGTCAAAGAAAGTGACAGGTCGTTACGGTGAAAAGCTCAAAGCATACATAAAAAAACATAAACTTGGTACGGTTATTGCAACAGATACTAAGAAAAATGTAAATAGTGGCAACCATGTTCGTATGTATGTGTGGACAGTAAACAAGACAAACTTTAAAAAGTGGTGTAAACTACATAACTGTTACAATAACTTTAACGATTGGTTCTAAATGCAAACATTCCTACCTTATGCAGACTTTCAAAAATCAGCACAATGCTTAGACAGGGCAAGGCTTGGTAAACAACGTGTAGAATGTCTACAAATACTACAAGCTCTCACTGGTGAGCGAAAAGGTTGGACAAACCACCCTGCTACTAAGATGTGGAAAGGTAATGAGGTGTGGTTGGTTGACTATGCAATAACTATTTGTCGTGAGTGGTTATTGAGAGGTTACAAAGATACATGCCTACAAAAAATACACCTTATTATCTTAAACTGGGACACACTTAAAATAAACAAAACAACACCATGTTGGCTTGGGGATCAAGACTTCCACGACAGGCACAAGTCTAACCTACTTAGAAAAGCACCAGAACATTATCAGCAATTTAACTGGGACGTACCAGATAATTTACCGTATCGTTGGCTATGAGTGATATAATAAAATCAAATAGGAAGTTCGGGGTAGAAATAGAAGTGTATGCAGACTGCTCTCGTAGTATTGACAAAATGATTGATGTGTTGCGTACACAAAAGTACCGTGACTATTCTGTACATTCGGACGGCAGCATACAAGGGCCTAATGGTCGTGAGTATGTTACTCCACCACTTGTAAAAAAAGATGTACCAACCTTTATATCTTTTGTCAAGCATATAAAAGAGGCAGGATTTAAAGTTGATCCTAGTTGCGGTCTACATGTTCATTTTGGAGTTGAGGAGTACCTACAAGATACATTGTGGGACGTTATTCCAGCGTCAGAGCTTATCAGCAAATATGGCAAAACAAAACTAAATAAGGTTATCTTTATCAAAAAGGAGTTGAACACAAAAGAGAACGTAAATGCACTTAAACATTTTTTTCCTCCAACAGAGCAGGAAATACATGATTTTGGTGGTAAAATTGTGTACACTCTCCCTAATTGTAAAGAGAATACTGTACTCAAATACAATAGAATAAATGTTGCAAAAACGGTATATGTTGGCGTAGTTGATAAAGGGCTATACGATAAGTTCCAACAAGATCACTACAAAATAAGAAAAGATAGGGACGTTGCGGATGCTTTAAATAGCGAACCACTTGACTTCCGTATTCCACCGTGGGACATAGAGTATAAAGAGAAAAAACAAAAGTTGTTATCAGAGTTCGATAAAAAAGTATTTGAACAAGCGACTTTCACTGGTAACGACTATGTTATTGTAGAATACTACAACACTACAACACACCAAACGCTAAAGAATATCTTTGCTTTCTACCTTGTGTTTTCAGATGTAATGCAGATGTTCCTACCTAAAACACGACGAAATAACAGATATTGTCAAGACCTGCTTAGCAAGTATACCCTTAAAGAGATACAAGACATAAAATCATTTGAGGACTTTGACAAAGTGTGGTACAAAGAGCATAAACCAGATAGTATTCGTCGAATGAAAGGTGAAAAGTACCATAGTAGTAGATACTATGCAGTAAACTTTCACAGTTTGTCAAGGCACAAAACAATAGAGATAAGATCACATTCAGGGACGACAAATATAAAGAAAATACTTTATTGGGTCGCCCTCCACCAGAGTATCATTGACACCGTAGCAGAGGATAAAAACTTTGACACTTTTATTGAAAGTGTCAATTCTATTACAGATAAGGACACCAAATTACAAGTGTTCTATGAGTATATAAAGGCACCTAAAGATATGGTGAAATACCTTAATTCTCGCATTAACATTCTTAAAAACTAAACAGTATGTGTGGTATTATTTTTGGAAGTAGAAAGGACGGGAAACCTATAGCAAAGGCACTACTAAAGAGGTACCGTAACCAAAGTCACCGTGGTAAACAGGGTTTTGGTTATGTGACAATAACAAATGGCAAACTTGGTGATGTCAAGCGTTTTGAGAATGAGAACGAAATGGAGGCAAGCATTATCAAAGAGACAGCAGGTGAGATACTTTTTCACCACCGCTTCCCTACGTCTACACCAAACCTTGCAGAGCTAAACCACCCATTCGTAATAGATGATGAGCGTTTTGCAAACAAGTACATTGTAATTCACAATGGGGTTATATCAAACGCCCACAGTCTAAAATACGAACACGAAAAGAAAGGGTATTCTTATAAGTCATTCCTAGAAACTGTAACCACAGTAATAAAGCGTACCCTTGCAAGAAATGAGGAGGCGAGCGAAACTAAGACGACTGTATTTAACGATAGTGAGGCACTTGCCTTTGAGTTAGCAGAATACTTTGAGGGTATCAAGACTAAAATTGCTGCGATAGGGAGTATTGCTTTCATTTGTCTAGAGGTTGACAGGGACGATAATGTGTTGAAAATACACTATGGTCGCAATCATGGAAACCCTATTGTTGTTGAGCGTGATCTGAAAAGTGGTATATACTTTTTCAAGTCAGAGGGAGGTGGCTACAAAATGGAAGCGGATCAGATTGCAACCATTGACTATGCCACAGATGATGTGTCATTACAAGAGGTGGAAGTTGGAGAAACGTATACAAAGCCAAAATCAGCAACAAAGTGGTTAGAGGATAGGGAAAAGGAAAAAGCACGTATTGTTGGCTTCAATACAGACAAAGTTCGTAGTATTCCGTTGCATGAGATAGATATTGACGACGATAAGTCAAACCAGCCTATCATAGATGAGCTTGTTGGTGAGATTGAGACTAAAATTGCAGACTTGTCAGCAGAGGAAGAGGACGTTGTTCGGTGCATTAGCGACCTTAACCTACAAATTGCAGCAGAGAGAAACTATCGTGACAAAGATATGCTCACAATAGAGCGAGAACAATGGTGTCAAGAGCTTGTTCGTATACGAAAGGAAATGTCAAAACTAGAGGATCAGGTTGAGCAGATTACTGGTAACAGTGAGGCTCTTAAAGAGATACAAGAATATCATAGCTAAATAAGGCTAAAATAGCATATGCCCTTAAAACGCCCAAAATTGAGCGTGGTGAGGAGTTTATATCAAAAGGTATATTGGTACTATTTTGGTGTAAACTATCCACTACAGTCAAATTTGAGCCTTATAGGGGTATATTTAAAAGCTACCTAACCACACTATGATTACTACTACAAATTCAGAACAAGAGAACATTCCAACAACATTGTCAATGTTCGACACACATGCACCGTTGGCAACAGTACACGACTTTTATCAAGAGTATGAAAGAAAGGTAAAAATCATTCGTGGTGCAAACTACAAAGCAGACGCAAAGGGTTTTATTGGGTGGCTCTCTACACAACACGGCAGAATTATTATCAAGGTTAGAGATACACCTCCTCCTAAACTAACAGCACTATTACCATATAAGGTTGACTTATAGGTAGTATTGTTTCTTATTACTATTAACCTATTGACTTATGTAATACCATTTGTTATACTACTTCCAACAAGGACTTTGACAACAGACATATAGCTATATATACCTTATATAAAGACATATATAGCTATATATAAGTTTAAATATAGCTATATAGACATATATATAGCTATATACCTTATATAAGGTATATGTCTTATATAAGGTATATTATATATTATAACATATGTGTCAAGTGTTCCTGTTTTGGCTTTAAATTATTCAAATTTTAATAAATATATGCCAACAAAATACCGTATTTATCCATACAAAATAGGTTCAGCTTCAGCTAAGGCACTAGCACAAAGTCTAGGTGGGTGGTGCGTATACTCTAACAAACGCTTCCCTGCACGCAAGGATCACAAGATAATAAATTGGGGCAACACAGAAAACCCTACTTGGCGCAAACCAGACACTTTCATACTAAACAAACCAGAGTGTGTTGCTTTAGCTACTAACAAACTTTCTACTTTTGAAAGGTTGGCAGAGAATGGAGTTCCTGTACCAGATTACACAACAGATTACAATGTTGCACAAGGTTGGGTAAATGACGGTAGTTCAGTTTATGTACGCAAGGTTCTAAATGGTCATGGCGGTAACGGTATTGAGGTATGTCGTGGGGGCATTTTACCACGGGCGCACCTTTACACTAAGGCTATTACTGTAAAAGCAGAGTACCGTGTACACGTTTTTAACGGAAAGGTTATTGACTATGCAAAAAAACGTAGACGAATTGATGATGTTCCAAATGAGGATCAGTTGTCAGTTCGTAACCATGAGAACGGCTGGATATTTACCAGAGAAAACTTGCGACGACTAGAACGTGTTGAGCAAATGGCTATAAATGCAATCAAATCATTGGGGCTGGACTTCGGTAGTTGTGATATTGTTCGTGATATTAACAATGATTGCTTCGTTTTAGAGGTAAACACCGCAAGTGGTATTGAGGGTACCACATTAGAAAATTATACTAACGCTATTCGGGAATTTTATGGACAATGAAATAAGAGAGTGGGACGAAAGAGATGACGAGAGTTTATTCTCAAGAGAACACCCATATATTACTTTTGATGAGTTTGAGGGGGCGTTTCCTGTTTTTACTAGAGGGCCGATACAGTCTACAGGCAGCTTCCAACCAGACGAGTTTATCAAAGCTCTAGACGAATTAGCAAAGTCACCAGACGAGGAAGATATAGAGATAGACGATAGTGATATGTAGTAGAGGTAGGTAGTATCATTTTTAATAAATACGCCTCACAGTGAGCCGTTTTGAGCTTTCTAGGGGTATGTATGGTAGCCACACAGCTACCATTTTTAATGCAATAATATGACACAATTAGGATCACCACCATACAGTGTGGTGAAAAAAGGAAACCGTTTTATTGTTTATGACGGTGATGTTTTTGTTGATAGGTTCAAAGATAAAAGGTTGGCGGATAATTTTGTACAATATTTAATAGGGTTTTCAGAGTTTAAATCAAATGACAATACAGGATAGAATAAAGTCTCTACGAGAGGGGCTTGGGGTTGAGTATATTCGCCCACCCATTGAGAAGCTAGATAAAATGTGTGAGGACTTAAAGATGAATGAGGAAGCGTTAGAGTATTTACATATTGAGAGAGGGTTGTCAGATGAGACTATAAAACATTTTCGACTTGGTTACGATCAGGAACGTGACGCAATAGCAATACCTATTTTTAAAAAAGGTGAGCTGGTCAACATAAAATACAGAATGTTGCACCCAGATAAAAATAAATACAGTGGCGAGAAAGGTGCAGAGGTGTGGGTTTTTAATGAGGACGGTGCAAATGTTGGACTGCAAAAACAAGCGGTACTTATTGTTGAGGGAGAGTTTGATTGTATGAGCGCATGGCAAGCTGGTTTCAAATCAGTTGTCTCCACGTCAGCAGGTAAGGATAGTTATGGTATATGGCTAGAGCTACTTGATCCTATTCCAGTTGTGTTTATCGCATACGATAATGACAAGGCAGGTCAAGGGGCAGCTATAAAGTTGGCAGAGCGAATAGGCACAGAGAAGTGTTTTGAGATACAGTACCCAGAGGGTACCAAGGACGCAAACGAGTTTTTTAAATCACACACACGTGACGACTTTAATGAGCTAAAGAATAACGCAAAACCATTCTACAAGTATCAGTTTAAAGGAATTGGTGACGTTATAAAAAGTTTACGAGAGGACGAGAGTGAGTATTTGAAAACCGAATATATACCAGATGTTGACTTTCAAAAAGACTGGATAGCGGTTATATCAGGCGTTTCAAATGTTGGAAAGACTAGCTATTGTATGAACGTAGCAGACGACTTTACAAAGAAGGGGCTTCCTGTTTTGGTTATGCCATTTGAACGTGGGACAGACAGTGTTGGGCAACGGTTCCTCCAAGTAAAGTTTAATAAAACTCGGGACGACTTTAAAATGATGGACGAAACCGAATGGCAAGAGGTTATCAAAGATTGTGTTGACTTACCAGTATACTTTTCTGTTCCAAAGCGTGAGCAGATAGTTGATACAATTATAAAGTCTAAACGAATATTTAACACTGGGGTAGTTATCATTGACCACCTAGACTATGTGGTACGACATGTGAGTGGAAACAGAGAGGCAGAGATAGCAAATACAATTCAAAACCTTAAACGAGTTGCGGAGGAACACGGAGTTTTAATTTTGATTGTCACACACATTAGAAAAATTGATAGTGCTGGTGCAGAAGTTAGACGGAAACCGAATATCGAAGATTTAAAAGGAAGTGCCTCACTTTATCAAGACCCAGAGTGTGTTGTCATGTTGCATAAGAATGAGGACACAGAAAGAATTGAGGTTGCCGTTCTAAAAAATAAAGGGAAAATGACTACAAAGGAATTCACTTGTAATTTTGCAACAGGTAAAATGGAGTTATCAGATTTTGACAGTTTTTAATATGGAAGAAGATATTAAAGATTTGTGGGCAGTATTACTTTTCCAAATTGGATACTGGAATAAAGACAGGTTTATAGATTATCATTTAAATAAGTAATATGTACGACCTTATAGACTACAAAGGAAAGTTTACAATCATTCAAGATAAAAACCGAATAGATAAAACTTGGGACTATGTTGTTGGAGAAATTAGTCATGAGAATGCCCTATTAGAAATTCCTAATCGAATAGACGCAGCAGACTACTATGGTGTCCCTGTTTATATTGGGAAGAATAAAGAGCTAAATAATTTAATAGATAAATTAACTAAAAATGTGTACGGCTGGAAACAGTACGAAGATGAAGAATAGTATCACCCTTGAGCTTCCAAGTGATTGGACTTACATAATAACATTATATGCTTTTCTTGATTGGGTTATAAGAAAAAATGGTGGTGTTGGCATTAATGAACCGAACATACTTGACTTATCAAACAACGACTTTGCTCAATACTACAATGAATTCATCAAAATTCACACCAGAGGAGATACAGAAAGCAAGGGAAGTTAGTATACACTCCTTGTTGGGGCTAAACCATAACCGAAGAGTTGCGATAAGGTGCCCGTTCCACAACGAACGCACCCCATCATGTAACATATACCCAGACAACAGCTACTATTGCTTCTCCTGCCAAGCAAAAGGTAATAATGCAATTGATTTTGTAGTTGGTATGGGGGCAACATTTAACGAAGCAGTAAAAGAACTTATTGGAGATAATAAATAGATATGAAGTCAGAAAATACCATGGTGGCAATTATTATAATAACAATGTTTTGTTTGTTTTTTTCGGCAATCTACTTTGATATAAAAAATAGACAATCGGTAGCCAACGCTACTACTAATGAAGAACTTGAGGCGGCTTGCCAAAACTTTACCGTCCAACGAGCCCCATTGCAATGTTTAACGGGTCTTAATGGATACTAGGTATGGCTATGCGAGAAAAAGATTTTGGGTACGAGTATCCAATTAGAGCAAGAAGGTACGATTGTGAAATAAATGTAAGACGTATGCGAAAAGACGAGATGCCTGAAGATGGGATAACGTATTATTGTGAACAAGATGGAAGCATCTACTCTGATGGAGAACCAAACTTTGAAATCATTGAAACACTTAACGGATATAACCAGTAACTATGGAAGAATTAAAAAATAGGTGGGTAGGTTTACTACGAATGAAGGCTTCGGAATATGAACACAAAGCACGAAAGCGAGGTGAAGTGGTGTATGAGCCAAGCCTTGATGATATTTGTAACGAAATGGAAGCGTTCTTTACTGGACTTAACGGATATAACAACTAAAGGTATGAAATACATCATAGTAGGAATAGCAATTATTGTGGTGACTTATACCGCTTGGTTCTTTACCACACATACCTACGTGTGCGAGGAGTACAAAACATTCTTCTATGTAAAAGAGAGGAACACAGGGGTCGGGGTTGGTGTTTCATTAGCTGGAAACACTACTGTAATGCCTGTGGTTGGTTCATCAAAAAGATATATTGACCCGATTGATTACAGTAAATATCCAAAAGTATTTACGGAAGAAAGGTGCATTAAAGGAGAAAATTGGGCTAACAAATAACACTATGAAATACACACACGGACAACGAGTAAAATGCACTATTGACGGCATAGACATTACAGACGCTAAAATCTCAATCAACAAAAACGGCAGGACATACATTTGTCAGAATGAAATTGATGGCGCTGAAGCAGATGACTTACTCGGCTACAAGTATTCTTGGGTTTTGAACAATGACTTTACCAGTTATGCATTAACAAACCTACGCCCAGCAGAAAAAGACTGGGACACACCTACAGACCTGATTGAAGTAACCCTCGAAGAAATCGCCAAGCTAAAAGGCGTGACAGTAGAGCAGATTAGAATTAAGGAATAGGCGTATGACAGGCATTGAAATTGTAAGTGCTTTATGGTTTATTTTTGGGTTTATTATTGGCTCTTTGCTTAAATAACCACCTATGACAATACAACAAATACTACTAGAGGCGATTGGTGATAATGAAGAAACAGACGATTCAATATATACAAACCGTCTATTTTGGAAATCGGGTTACAACCAAGCCCTAGCAGACCTACGAGCAAAAATACCAGAGATTGAGAAGAAGATTGTTGAGGAAGTGCGAAAAGATACTTTGAAAGAGCTTATACAAGAGTATCAAGTCAATGAATTAGAGGGTAAAGGATATGATTTCTACTTTGCTATAAGAACAAAACTAGACGAAATTATAGAAACACTTAATAGATATAACGAAAAATTAAAATAAGTATGACACCAGAAAACATAAATAACTTAATAGAAGTCATAGGACTTGTTTCAGTATTAGCTCTATTGGTTTGGTATTTAAAAGATTAACTTAAAATAGATATGAGTATCAAATCAATCCTTGAAGAAGCTATTGGGGAGGATAAGCCAACTGTATCAAGATATTCTACTAGTGATATTCAACAGGTATCAAGTACAGATATTGAATTATTTAAGAACGCTGGGCATAACAAGTGTCTAGCAGACCTTAGAAATAAAATCCCAGAAATATCTCAAAAGATTATTGAGGAGATAGAGAAGATGAAAGACAAATGGGTTTCTGTGAACGAAAATCCACCATTGAATAAACCTGTTCTAGTGGCAATGAAATGGTTTTCAAAGCCAGACGATATTGTGTACGCTGTACTTAAATATGTTGAAGAAGACGACCACGATTGGGTAACGGCAGATGATGAGTCTGAAATATCTCACGCACTATATCCTGTCGCTTGGAAAAGAATAGAACCTATTGATAACATTATTAAAAACCTAACATCATAAGTATGCACGAAATATACACAATGGAACTACACGCAGAAATTAAGATAGACCATTATTATGTGTCACGTGTTGCTGGTGGTTGGATTTATACACCAAGGCATCAAGAAAACGTACCAGGTGTGTTTGTGCCATTCAATAACGAGTTTCAAAACTAACTATGACTACACACCTAGAAGAAGTAAAAGACAGCACAGACGATTGTTACTTGTTGTGGGGTGAAGATGGACATATGACTTGCAGTTTTAACCACAAGGCAGGAGAAGAATGTCTAGCGTTGGATTGTAAGTATTGCCATAAGTTTAGATGTACGTGCTATGAGTAAAACCCACAAACAACAAGAACTATTACAAGCTAAGGAAATGTTAAAATGAAAGAACAATTTGTAAAAAAGTGGCAAGCAAAATACGAAATACACCCAACCGATCTTGGGGAAATGTATGAAGACTTGGTTGCAACTTTAATCACAGACGCAGAAGCATTTGATGACTACCGAGGTAAATTGTGGAGCACCGCTATTCAGAAATGCTGGGAAGCACCGTTTCCACTTGTCGCAATGCAGTACCTGCTACAACGAGTGTACGCAAAAGCCAAAGAGGAAGCCTTACAAGCTAAGGAATTATTGAAATGAAAAAGAAACTTACCTTTTGGTGGCACTTCATTACAGACAGCTCATTTAGGCACTATGTATATCTACACGATGCACAAAAGATGAACGATGAGTTGGAGCAGATGATGAGAGAAAAGCAACAACACGAATCGAGGCTTATTTATCAAGCTAAGGAATTATTGAAATGATTTGGCTAAGGAAATGGAAAATGAGGTGGTACTTAACAACCCAACCGAAAGATAGTGTAATTCATTGTGACTCCAAAGGAGAGTTTTACGCTGTTTACTATTCTGACCTGAAAAAGTGGGTAATAAAAGACGGAGATTACTGTAATTTACAAGCTAAAGCATTATTGAAATGAGTATAGACAAAAATGAGTTAATTGATAAGGTGATAAAAACAAGTGATTCATATGGGCTGCTGTATGTTGACCAAGTAATTCAAATCATACAGGGTTTAGACCCAGAGAAAACAGAATGGTACAATGAAATCGCAACCGAATTCATAAAAGAAATAGAAAGCCGAATCAAAACACAAACAGATTACAAGTTCATATCTGGTATGTATGAGGCAATGGATATTATAACTGAGATGAAGAAGTAATAGTATGGAAAATAAATCTATTACAAATGGGTTTATTATATTAACAGAAGTTGCTTCATCTAAAGTTAGGAAACTCATAGAGGAAAACCATTACAGCCATAAATGCACACCAAACCACTTTCTATCATTTGATATTAATAATGGCTTGGGGGGGATACAGTTAGGTTTTGGGATAAGACCTCACATTAAATCGTCTGTGAGCAAATTAATAACAAAAGATAATTATTGTGAGTTTGATAGAATGTGGGTTGATGACAGATTACCTAAGAATAGCGAATCACAAATAATTAGTTTGTTATTGAAGTATCTTAAAATAAATTACCCTAGAATTAAATTTGTTGTAACCTATGCAGACGGTTCTGTTGGTAATCGTGGAATAATTTATCAAGCAACAAACGGCATTGAAATAAAACCTATACTTTGTGATTTTTATGAGACCGAAGATGGAGAGAGAATACACCCAGTATCAATGTGGCATCGCCACAAAACAAGAGCTTGGTCATTTTTACAGAAAGAATATCCAAATATAAAACATATAAAGGGAACAAAGAAGAAACCTATTTACCAATATAGGTATGTTTATGTACTTGATAAAAAATTAAGAAAACAGTTTTTAAAAGAATTAGGAATTAGTAGATTAAATTAAACAATAATTAATAATGTATGTCTAGTTGTATTTTGTAATACAATATGATATACTTCCTGTTGAATTGATATATCCAGCCCCCACCGAAAGGTGGGAAGACTTGAGAGGTCTTAGCGTAATGAACTAATTTCATAAAATGATTCACCCCAACTTATGTTTGGGGTTGGGTATATCAAATGGTGTGTAGATGACGACGGTTCTCTTGGCGAGTAGCTACCCTCTAGGCGCATGGTAGTAATTGGTATGATTCCAAAAACTGTCGACACCTGCACATCAGACAGGTTTAATAATAATTTAAATAATATGAGTAAAGCAAAAGTAACATTAACAAAAGTATTTCGTGGAGAACAAGAGACACCATATGGTCTGCGTACAAAGGTTGGAATTAAGATTCAAGAGGAAGATATTATTCTTGAAGATGGACGAAGCGCAAATGTAGCAGATAAGTGGTTGACAATGTTGGCAAAACCTGGTACTACTACAGGAACAGAGGAATGGGAGACGGGAGCCAGTGTTGAGATTGAGATAAGTGAGAAGAAAGGATACTACAATTTCAAGGTTGTTGGAAACAGTTTGGAGGACAGGGTTAAGAAGTTGGAGGACACCGTATTTGGTGCAAAGATTGTTAAGGAAGATGAACCTCTTAATATTGACGATGTAGATTTCTAATATCATGCATGAAGAACTATTACAAAAGATACAAGAGCACAGACTGTTGACACTACAGATAGGAAGTCTTTTGTCTGGTTTGAAACATGATGACAATTTTGAGAATGAGACTGGTGTGGATAGTTGGTATGATTACATCTCCCAACCAGAAATAGGTCTGTCTAATGCAGAAGCAAACAAACTTATGTTGGTTGATAATATTTTTAAAGACGTAGATGTCGTACAACTTGTTAATATACCATTCAAAAATCTGCTTGTCATAGCGAAGACAGACAAGCCCACAGAACATCTGACAGACGCAGAGGTATTGTCTCATAAGGATTTGAAAGAAAGGCTCTATGAGAAGAAGACAGAAGACACTATCAACAGGACATACAAATATATGGTAATGAAGAAATGTGTTGAGACTGGCAATCTAAGCAAAGTTCATGATATAGAAAGTGAGACAATAGAAGAGACGTTTAATTTAAACGAAGATGGAATACGAGATTAGTAAAGGTCAAATTCTACAAACACTTGAGGACATTTGGCAAATGTTCCCCGATAAAGACTTTGGTCAGATAATTGAGATGACGGTTGGTAAGGAGATATTCTATCTAAATGATAGACATCTAATAGAAGTCCTTAGGGATTTCCAACTTCAGAATATGTGATATGATATATAAATTCGACAGTGGGCAACATGTCCACGCAATGGTTGATGATGACGGAAATGTGCGTCCACTCACGGGGACAACAAGTGTCCTTGATGTTTTGGCAAAACCTCTTACATGGTGGGCCTCTGGTCTTGCCTGCCAAGAAATGGGGTGGCACCCAAACAAGGTTGATGGTAAGTTTATAAATAAAACGGAAAGACTTGCCCACACCTCAAAAGAGTTTGAAAAGATAAAGGCCCTAACTCCAGAAGAGTATTTTGCAAAACTAGATACAGCTTATGCAGCACATAATAATGTAAAGAACAAAGCTGCTGTTGGAGGAACAAGTTTACATAACAAGTGTGAGGAGTGGATAAAGGGACAAATTGACGGCACAAACACACCACCAGATAAACAGATATTGCCTCTTGTAAAGTGGGCAAATATGAATGTTGAAAAGTTCTTGTGGTCTGAAGTTAATTGTTTCTCAACCGAACATTGGTTGGGAGGTATAAGTGATATTGGTTTTCTTGACAAAGAAGGGCGTGTTGGTATTCTTGACATAAAGAGTAGTAAAGACGCATATGCAAGCCAATTCATACAGTGTGCTGGATATGATATACAAATCTCAGAGAATGGTGGATATACACCGACAGGAGAGAAAGTGTTTGATCTTGATGGTAAGAAGATAGATTACTATGCAATCCTTCCATTCGGTATGGCTGAACCAGAAGTTATTGAGCGACACGACACACAACAGCTTAAAGAAGCTTTCCTTGCGTGTCTAAAATTGTATAGAATATTAAACAATTAATATTAATATCTGTCAATAATAAACATAAAGACTATATGGTATAATTAATTATATCTATACCTTGCGTATAGTTTCGTTTATGGACAAAAGAATAATAAATAGGTTCAAATCTCTAGCTTGGAGATTAGGCGCAACAATATTTGTTTCCACTACTGCTTTGGTTGTGGAACCAGATGTCGCCCAAGCACTCAATCTGCCCACTATAGTTATCATCCTACTTTCATTGGTCGCTGGAGAAGTAACTAAGTGGTTGAATAAGACTGAGTAATTAAAATTAAACTAGGTTTATTAAACGTAGTAAAATTTACTTACTTGTATTTTGTTTGATGTCAGTATTGATGTCTGGAACAATTATACAAGAAGCACTGTCTCTTGGTAAGTTGTACGATTCGACACCAGTTGTCGAGCCATACAAACCAAAGACAATAGAGCAGAAAATTGAATATTACGCAGAGAAATACAACGTATCAAAATACGTTATGCACACAGTTATAAATTGTGAAAGCAGCTACAATCCAAATGCTATTGGTGACGGTGGAAAGTCTCGTGGTCTATCGCAGATACACAAACCAAGCCACCCAAATGTTACTGATGAGCAAGCCTTCGACCCAGACTTTGCTATAGATTTTATGGCAAAGCATATGTCTCAAGGCAACTCATGGATGTGGACTTGCTACCGAATAAACTTTACATAATGAAACAAGAGGGGTATAAAGGTAATATCATAACCGTAACATACCCGAAGACCTTAACTGGTCAGACGGTATGTGTGATTTTTAAACTCAAAGGAGACCAACACTATTTAGTGTCAGATGAGTTTCCTATGACTTATAAACACATGGATATGGTAGAGGAGAACTTAGTTAATCAAGTAAAAAATATAATAGATATGCAAGAAGAAGCACAAAACGAAGGTGTTGTAACAGAGGTGACTGATAATCAAACAATAGATATATCGACATCAAGTATTGTAGAGGATCCAGCAGAGGCAACTCAATGCGATTCTTGTCAATAAATTTTAGAACTTCAACTTAGCTTGCAAAACCACTATTTCTTGAAAAGAGATGGTGGTTTTGTTTATTGCACAGTCGTCTAATGGTAGGACACAAGACTTTGACTCTTGGAATCGAGGTTCGAAACCTTGCTGTGCAGCATTGACATAATATAATATATATACCGTAATGTGATAAGTGTATTGCACTGTATTACTATATATGATATAATGTAACACAGATAAATAGTACACAGAACTGCGGGTCTCAGGTGAGTGTTGGTGGCCCATAACCATTGGAAACGAGTTCGATTCTCGTACCCGCATCTTTGTGTACTAATATGCCTTCGCCTATTGGATTAGAAGCGGGCGTTCTAAGCCTGGCTATGGGGGTTCGAATCCCTCCGAGGGCACATTCTTTGACAACAAAATATTTTTAACGCAATAAACAATGAGTAAAAGTAAAATACTATTATTTGATATAGAAATATCACCATCTCTCGGATATACATGGCAGAAATGGGAAGCAAACGTACTAGAATATGAGAAGGAGTGGTACATGCTTTCATTCTCTGCTAAGTGGTTGGGAGATAAAAAGTTTATAACAAAAGGTTTGTGTGATTACAAAACATACAAAACAGATAAGACTGATGATGGGGAACTCGTTAGGGAATTATGGAAACTATTTGATGAAGCAGATATTATAGTGGCACATAATGGAGACGCTTTTGATATTAAAAAAGCGAATGCAAGGTTTTTATATCACGAGTTAAATCCACCATCACCTTATAGAACAGTTGACACAAAGAAGGTTGCAAAGAGATATTTCTCTTTCAACAGCAATAGCTTAAATGATTTAGGAAAGCTTCTTAATCTTGGTGTTAAGTTACAACACACAGGATTTGAGATGTGGCTTGGATGTATGGCTGGGATTAAGTCATCATGGAAGCAAATGCTTGACTACAACAAGCAAGATGTGGTCTTGTTGGAAAAGGTATATCTTGAATTGAGAAATTGGATGACTAATCATCCTAATCTTAATCTTATTACAGAAGAGATAGACGCATGTCCAATCTGTAATGAAAAAAAGCTACAGAAGAGAGGGTTTGGAGTAACTAGAACAATGAAGTACCAAAGACTACAGTGCCAAGCGTGTGGTGGTTGGTGTCGTGGTCGAGCAAAGAAAGTTGAAAATTTTGAGATAAGATAATATGTTGAAGAAGAAAAAAGCGGAAGACGCTGCTTACAAAACATTCGTAATAAATCATATAAGAAATATATTTGGGGTTGCGAATCTTGATGACTTTGATATTGGAGTTGCATCACTGACTAAAGACGATACAGAAGACGATAATGTGTCGGCAACAATGGATGTTGATTATGAATATCTTAGGGCAACAATAAAGTGCAGCGATAAATGGTTTAAAGAAAGATATGAAGAGGGTTCGTATTACACACTATTGAATGTGTTGTGCCATGAATCTGCTCATGTCATAACATCAGAGCTTCCAGACCTTGTTGGGTTGGACTACAAAGGAGACATGAAGTTCTATCTCGAACGAATGACGGAGCGTGTTGGACGCATTATACATAGATTGTATAGTCAATGGATGACCGACAATAAAATAAATATACAGACAGGTAAATAAAATGAATGAAGTTAAGAATAAGTTTATCATCATTAGAGTGACAGAAGATGTCAAAACTAATGTTGTGAAACTAGCAAAGAAAGGCAACCAAAGTATCTCTGATTTTATTAGGGATATTCTTGAGAAGCTATGAAAAGAACAAAGTTAAGAAAGAAGTCTAAGTCTCAAACAAAGAAGTTGCAAGATGAGCTTTGGGAATTATGTAAACAAATCATACGGAAGAAGTATGGTAATGTTTGTTACACTTGTGGAAAAGAAAACCTAAAAGGTAGTAACTGGCATACTGGGCACATGATAGCAAAAGCTTCTCTTGGGGCGTTTCTTAAATATGACTTGAGAGTATTGAGACCACAATGTTATCACTGTAATGTCAACCTTGGTGGCAATGGTGCAGAGTTCTACCGAAGAATGGTTGAAATAGAAGGTAAGAAGTATGTTGAATCAATCTATAAAGATAAACAAATACTTCTAAAAGCAGATGAGCTGTGGTACAACAATAAAATAGAAGAATACAAATTAATACTAGAAGAATTAAATGGTAAAACAAAATAAGTATCCATTCCTGTTTAAGCCAATATCTCCATACACTATTACTCAAACCTTTGGAGAGAATAGAGCTTGTATAGACAAGGCAACAGGCAAAATAACAATAACATGTGATGGTTTGAATCCACCATTAGGGTATAGAAGTATTTATTCAAGAATGTTGGGACATAATGGAATAGATATGAAGGCGATTAGAAACACGCCAATCTATTCTAGCCAAGATGGAGAGGTTGTTGAGATTGTTGATGAGAAGGTTCGTGGTCTTGGTATTGGAATTATAACAGACAATAAATTCTGGTGTACAGAGACACAATCATTCGAACATTTCAAAATAAGGTACTGGCACAATCTTGTTAATCTAGTTAGAAAAGGAGATAAGGTTAGTATTGGTCAACATATCGCAAATGTTGACAACACAGGGTATTCATCTGGAGACCATCTCCATTTTGAGATTAAGCCAGTTAAGATAACAAAAAGAAACAAGGATGGAACTATTAAGTCATACGAGAACATTCTACAAAACAATGGATACTTTGGGGCAATAAACCCTCTACCGTATCTTAGAGAAGAGAATGCTTCACGTTTACAAGGAATACGTTCTGTATGGGAAAGAATATTATGGGCGATAAGTATTTAATTAATGAATAAAAAGGTTTATAAATTTGAAGATATTCAAGATAAAATTATCAAAGCGGTTGATACAATAGCCGATCCTGTAATCCAAACACTATCACCAAAAGGTTCGAATGTATTGTATGAAGACGCTAAAGGTAATCAGTATGTAACAAATGACGGAGTTACTATTGCAAAGAATATAAATGTTAAAGACCCAGTAGAGAATGCTATTATTGAGGTCATTAAACAACCAGCTCTACAAACTAACTCTATTGCAGGAGATGGAACAACAACAACTATCCTGCTTAGTAAGGTTCTTATAAAGGAAGGTTTGAAGGCTATTGCAGAAGGAATGAATCGAATGGTTCTAAAGCAGTATCTTGAAGAGATGTCTGATAAGATTAAGGCTAACCTAAAGAAGCTGTCGGTAAAGATACATGACAAGAAAGACATCTTCAGGATTGCCAAGATTAGTGCAAACAATGATGAGGTTATTGCGAAAGATGTACAGCGTATCATTGAGGTTGCTGGCGAAGAGGGAATGGTATTTCTTGAGCCTCATCACAAAGTAGACACAGAGCTTATTGAAGACACTGGGTTCACTGTGGATTGTCCACTCAATGAGGGTTTAACTCTTGGTCGTTCATTCACAGCAAACTATCAAAACATTCCAGTTCTCATCACAGATAAAAGACTCTATTACAAAGAGGAGGCAGAGACAATTTTGAAGGTTGCTCTTGAGGCTGGATGGAAGAGCGTTGCCATTGTTGCGAGAGACTTTATTGGTAAGACAGAGAACTTCTTTATTGCAAACCATAGGCAAGGAGTTATTAATGTATTGCTGGTTAAAGACCCACAAGCGACAGAGAAAGACACAACTTCTCTTAATGACCTAGCTGCATATCTTGGTGGTGAGGTTGTTACAGAAAAGACTGGCTCACTTGTCAATCGAGTTAAGCCAACACAGTTTGTGTTTGCAAAGAAGATAGTGTCTAATCCAATGAAGACTGTTATTGTTACAGATTCACCTGGTAATAAGAAACTGAAAGAGCTTGTAGCAACTCTAAAGGATGAGGTTGAGAAGGTTAAGGAAAACAAGAAGATTAAATCACGCCTAGCAAACCTAACTAATGGTACAGTTACTGTAAAAGTCGGAGGAAGAACACCACTTGAGGTGCAAGAAAGATTGTTTAGATATGAGGATGCAGTTAATGCTGCAAGAGCCGCAGTAAAAGACGGGTATCTTGTTGGTGGAGGACTTGCCCTATACAAATCATTTAAACCAGAAGAACATAAGAACATTCCTGGTATAGCAAAAAGATTCTGTGAGGCATCTATAAGACAGATTGCAAAGAACTGTGGCAAGCACGAAGAAGCTGTTCTTGAGAATGTTGTAGCCGATAAGAATATTGGATACAATGCAAAAACAAACCAGTTTGAAGACCTGCTTACTGGTGGTGTAATAGACCCATACAAAGTTACAGAGATGGCAATTGATAACTCAGTTTCAATCGCAACACACCTGCTTAGTTCAGGATATTTAATTGTTAATGATATAGAAGATTATGGCAAAAACAAAGAAGACAGAGAAGAATACTAATGTTGCTAATGCGCAGTCAAATATTGATGAGGAGCTTATTGCTTTCGCACAAGAGTTAAACGAATGGATGAAGGAACGAGGTTTGGCGCTACAACCATTCATCCGACCATTGGTAACAAAGACAGGATTTAAGTATGGTGAGGCTGCATCAGTTGACCTAGTACGGTTTAACCCAGAAGTAAACGTAGACTAACATGAGTAAGTTCGACATTACAAAGCACACAATGTTGCACGATAATGTCCTTATCCGTGCAATTAGAGCAGACGAGATTGAAAATAAAAGTGGCCTTATCGACCCTGAACAGTATGAAGATAAACCAGAGTGGGGTGAAGTTCTTGCTGTAGGAGATGGTCGCATGCTTGAGAATGGAACTCGTTCACCTATTAGTGTAAAACCAGGAGATATTGTTCTCTACGGTAAATACTCTCCATATCAAACACGAGTTGATGGTGAAGACTATCTTATTGTAAGAGATGAAGAGATTCTCTCAAAAGCTTAATGACTAAGTTATTTGTATACGGGACATTAAGGCACAAGAATATCCTACAGGCCGTTTTAGGAAGAGAGAAAGTTCCATCATATACAGAGGCGATATTGAAAGACTACTTCAGAAAGAGTTTAAATATATATGCTTGGCCAGGCTCAAGTGTTGATGGTTATATTATAGATGTATCAGATGATGACCTTAAGAAACTTGATAAATATGAAGCCGTGGATGAAGAATTGTACAAGCGCATCACTGTGAGACCTGTACTTGAAGATGGTACCGAAGTTGAATGTATTGCATATCAGTTATGTGGTACTGATGAGGACTAATAAGTAGGCCACAGATATACCCTTAGAAGCCTTAAAATTGCGTTCTAACGAACGAAAAGACCCGAGTGGTACATAGATACCATATCGGGTTTTTCTTTTATCCTGGGGGATTTTAGATCCCTTTTAAAACTCTCTTTTGGTAGTTCATTTCCTACCTCTGCTCTGGAAGAACAAACCTTGAGAATGAGTATCCAACACCAGCTGCATCAAGTTTAGCTTCAATCTGTTTGATGAGTTCTTTCTCCCGTCGTTGTTCCTCAACATCAAGGTTGAATGAGTATGGTTTATATCCTGTAAGGAATCCAATTATCTTGTATTGTTCGTCAACATCAACCGCCTCCATTTGTTTAAGAGAAGAGAATACTCTAGACAAACCAGGTAGATTCATAATAGCATACATTCTCTCTGGTCTAAGGGCAACAGAGTATTTATACTCAGTCCCGTCTGGTCTTTTACCTTTAACCTCTGAGAATCCGATAAAATCTTTAATAACATCTGGAGCACTATTAAATGCAGATGCGTTATCAATCTGGTCAATACTCTTCTCATGGAAGAATGAGTACCCTGACATAAGCTCTACTGGGTACTTAACCAAAGGAGATACACCGCCAAGAATACCAGTAGGAGTTGCTTGTGCAAAAGCTGCTTCAAGAGGTGTGCCAGCACTACCAAGAATAGTTACATCTTGCCCACGCTTTCTAAGAAGGATTTGCTGACCATCCTTAATCCAATCTGGCAACTTCTCTTTATCCTCTTCAGAGAGACTTGATGACGAGATAACATCTCCAATATTCTCAATAAACTTAACTTCTGCAGCAATACGTCCTGGGTCTTTAAGGAGAGTCTTTACTTGGAGTTCCATGTTCTTTCTTGCAAAGGTATAGAATGGTATTATCCGCTTCATAACTTTACGTTCAAAGTCTGTAATGTTTGAGTAATCAAATAGGAACTGCTTTGTTCTCTGTGCTGCAAGGCCAACATCTCCAACATTCTTCATATTAGCAAGGAAATGAACCATACGTGCGTGATTCTCAACCATCTTACCCATCTCACCTCCAGTAGACATCAATAGGTTATCCATAAGATTCTTGCTACCGATAACCCTAGTTCTCTTTTCTGTAATAGGATTCTTAAATGAGATTCCTTTTTGAATCTTTCCACGTATTGTGTCAGGAGTATAGAGACCTTCGAACATGTCCTCCAGTGCTTCATTAGGAAGTTTATTGTAGTCGATTGCCCCAGTAATATTAGGTTGGAACGCAATTACATTCTCTTTCAATGTCGCTCTTAGTTCAGAGAAGTTCCACTTACGTCCAAATGCATCCTCAAAGACCTCCATTTGGTTTAGTTTCGCAAGTTGACCTTGTGCTTCAATAGCTTTCTTGTATAGGTCTGAATTCTTTGGTGCGAACAACCCTTGACCAATAATATTCTCAAGACGTGTCGCTTGGTAGTTTTTGACAGTAAGAGCATTTGCGGCAACATGGTACTCTGGTCTCAATGCGTTAATACCAAGGTCTAGGTAGTTTAGAAAAACGTTTGAAATAGCATTTCTTCCATGGAAGGCTGGCCAGATAGATGTTACTGATGCCTTGAAGAAGTTTTGAATTGAATCATATGCCTTAAAGAATTCATCTGTTGGGTCTCCTTTAGCTACACCACCTACAAACTTCTCAGCATACTCTGCAAGCTTTGGGTGGAACACAATCTCTTCTCCTTTCTTTGATAGAATGTAGTTAGTAAGAGAACCACCAGTCTCTTTAAGTTCTGCAACATTAATAGCCCTCCATCCAGCAGGAGCTTCTGACGCTGGCTTACCAGCAATCTTTGCAAAGTCAGTAAGGAAGTCTCTTTGTACTGTAAAGTTAATTACATCAAAACTATTTCTTACAGCGCCAAGGATTGCACGCTCTTCAAACTTAACAGAACTATCTAACTTATTCACCTCATCAACGGTTGCACGAACACGTTTTATTTGTTCTCCTGTTAGACCATCAAGGAATACATCTTTATCAGTTGTCTTTTCGAGGACTTTTTTCTCGGTAACTTTACCAGCTTCATCCAACACATTAACCTCAAGTGTTTGTTTAGAACCCTTACCTTTGAACTCACCATAACCAAGGATTCTTTCGCCCGCTTCATCAATGAATGCAGAGAACCCAGCAGCTTTTTGTGAAGCAACTTTACCAGCAGTTTTTAATTGCTTTGGGAGAAACGGAATCTTAACTTGTTCTTTAACAAGAAGATGTGGAAAGTAGTTTGATTGTTCAGTAATAGGAACACCACGAGCTCTAAGTTCTTTTAGATTATGTTTAAGTTTTGATTTAACAAATCCTGCGGCATTAAGAACATCAGCAGGAATAACATTTTGGTCTGGTTCGATACCATTAAGAGAATCCCATACGGCAGCAAGTCTTTGGTCAGCAGGACGTTTATCTGCTTCAATTGCTGCACGTATCAACTTCTCTTCAGTCTCAGTTATGTTCAATCCTTGGTATAGATTCTCTGCTTGTGATAGGAGTTCATTCTTCTTTATTGTGGCAAGGTCTTTATATTTCCTTCTTAGAGTAGATATTTCTGCTGATTTAAAACCTGGTGCAATATAGTCTGGGTCAAATAGGCTGCTAACCTTGTCTCTTATCGGCATTGTTGCATGGTCAAGCCACGTCATTCCAGGAATAACTTGTTTAACCGCCTTTAGTCTTTGTCCAGAAAGAATTGACTTACTAAAGAACTTAATACCTCCTTTGTCTAAGAAGGTTTCCATAAGAGCAGGGTTGTTCTCAAGCAGATTAGAAACAGTGTTTAGAGTGAACTCAGTATCAAGCCTCTTACCAAGAGTTGCTTCAATCATTGCATCAGAAGTCTTTCTTGATATCTCCTTTAATTGTGAAGCAACTTGCACCTCATCAACCACGCCCCCGGCTTTTCTAATAGATGATGTTATCACATCTCTTTGTTGTTTCAAGAATTGGCTTCTAAGACCATTCTTTTGAGACTTCATTGCCTCTTTGAAATACTTAAATCCCTTCTCAGAAAGAACTGCATCTTCTCCAACTTCAATACCAAGTTTCTTAGCAACATTAGCTCCAGCTTTAATTCTTGGAAGTGCACGGACTCCCATAACTCCAGCAGACGCACCAAAAGTGACGTATGTTAATGGGTCAAGAAGAACATCAACAGCAAACCTTTTTGAAAACTCTCCTGTCTTTTGTATAAAAGTATCTGTCTCATCTTGTTCTCCAAACAAAACATCTGAAGGAGTAACATCATACTTCATTGCTTCGCCAATTGTGTAGTCTGAAGAAAGAGCCCCCGCTACAATATTTTGCGGCATTTGAATAACGTCAATGAATCCAGAAAAAGCATTCTTGAATCCATCACCAACAGTAGAGAATATGGAACGTCTTGGATGTGTTAATTCCTCAGCAACCTCAGCGATAGCCCCACCCTCCAGCTTTGCTGCCGCCAAGAGTGTTTGTATTCTTTGTTTGCTTTCCTCCTCTTTCCTATTGGCTTGTACTACTGTACTTAAAGCCATATTTTTACTTGTTAAAACCTGCTAAGAAATTTGTGAAGGCATCAGTATCATTAAAGTCTTCAGCCCCATAAGTAAATTTAGTTCTACTTGGTTGACTCTTTTGTGTTGGTTTATTACTAAACAATGATTCAGATAACTTTTGTAATGCCCCCTTCTCTTTTGGGCGAGCCTTGATAGATGTTGCTATTTCAAGAACATCATCTGTATTGTAAACTTTAGGAGATTGAGATATCTTCTCCATGAACTCTGCCTCGTTTCTTGAAGATGCGGCTATTTGTTCAAGTTGCTTCTTATTGGTTGCACGCAACTGACTACGAGCATCCATAATACTTGCTCTCTGTTGACCATTAAGGTCGATTATCATTCCAGCGTCAACCTCTCCTGTGTCAATTTTTTCTGCAAGTAGGGCGGCAGTAAGTGCGTCAAATGGAGAATCTCCAGGGTCGCCTTGCATAGCTTTAGCGGCCTGAGCACGACTGTTCGCAATATCAGCACGAATCTGTTCAAGTTTAAGTTTCCTATCTTCAGTAGCAAGAGGAGCTGCCTTCGCAACAACAGAGTCAATGGTGTCATTCTCACTGATAGGAAGACCAAACTCGAGAGCAATCTGACTAATAGCAGAACGTTCTGCAAAGTCTTGTGCCCTTTGCTGACGCTTTTCTTGCCGTACAGAAAGCCCAAAATTGCTCATAGACAAGAGATTTTGGAAAGCTTGTTGTTCTGCTTGTTGTTTGAATTGAAGAGCATTAAGTTGGAGTTCTGCTATCTTTGATGCAGCAGCAGCATTACCTTGAAGAATAAGCTCTTGCTTACGTTGCTCAAGGTCATTAACATTCTTATTTGTATCCTCATTAATCTTTTTAAGTAGACCGACGTTGGTTGCGAAACCTCTCTGCTCTTCCATCCCGCCAGTAAATGCGTAGTTACCAGCCTGTCGAACATCTTGTATTTGCCTGTTGAAAGAAGACTCGGTTGCCCTGTTTGTAAGCTCAGTTGATTCCTTTACACCCTTAACAGCCCCTTTAATAACCTTCTCAATTTCACTTGATGCAGATGATACTGCCCCAGATTGTCCAAGGAGCTTCTCTTGCATAGTTGTAATAAACGCATCAGCGTCTATTATCTCCTGTGTGTTAGTCTTTGGTTTTGTGTCTTCCATAATTATCTTCGATTAAATCGTGCTCTTCGATTTGAAAAATTAACTCCTAATACTTTAAAACTCTTTTCCTCTCTTGCTTTACTTGATTCAAAATTCTTTCTGTATCTATCCAAAGCCTTAATTGCTTCAGCTTCCTCAGAGAGGGCTTCTTCCCTTAGTCTTAAGGTTCGGAAAGCTATAGCTGCTGCTTGGTGAGCTACTGCATATTTGTACTGGTCATAAACACCAGAAAAGAACGGGACATCGTTTGTCGCTGTGAAAGCATTTATATCAGCCCCCGCATTACTGGTTCCAATAAATGCAGAGATATAGTGGAAAGTAAGCTTCTCTGGTCGTGCAATGTAGAGGTCATCTATTCTGTAGTCAGTATCATCACCTTGACTTGCCCCATAGTTAATGTTGAATTGAAAGTATTGTATTGAATCAGAATCAGGTGTTCCTGTTGCTGTTGCGTCAGACCAATTAATCTTTATTGTGTTCCAACCATCAGATAATGAATTTCCATTAACATCAGTTGTTGCTGTTGCAGACCAATAGTTTGCAATAGTTGAAGGCGTTGCAGAAGCATCTGAACCCCAGTAGAAAGTTACAGAAGATGTATAGGTATTATCTGGAATGTATACCTTAAAAATAAAAGAACCTAAATCTTCTAGTTCAGACAAGTCGTATACTGTATCCATTGGGTTGTATACAGTCGCCCTGTTATTCCCAGACTGAGATACATCAATATCAAAATTCAAAGAACCTGCGCCTTGTTTATATTCGACAGAGTCTGATGTTACGTTGGTTGCGTCCGAGTTCGTTGTGTCTGCTGTCCAAGTACCACCACCATCTGATGTTAGTGTATCAAATGTAGCTAGTTGATTACGACCATATTTTGTTGCATGGTTAATAACCAGATATGAATCACCGTCATATCTATCAATAGCCCAAGATAAGGTTGGTTGTCCCTGCCCAATTTCTTCGGCAAGCTCTCGTGGTGACTTCCTTGTAAATGATTGTTTATGGTCTAGTTCTGGTCGTCGCAAATCAGCACCAACTAAAAGGTCTGCAATAGAACTTGTTATTTTATATCGATATACACCATCGACAAAATTAATATCGTATGTGTCAACCATGTGCTCATTACCAAGCTCCTCAAGAAGCCAAGCCATTGCTTCTGTTAGATATTGAAATCGTTCTGCTTGTGAAATTCTATCGGTAGATGAATCTCCGATATATGAATCAAAGTTGGTTATTAGATTCGAAACTGTGACTGCCATAAGATATATATATTATACAATATTTAGATGTAAAACACAAGCTATACAATACTAGAAGTGTGGGTATTTGTTGCTTCGTATGTAAGAACTCCAATAGATGGTAGAAAATCATCTGTTCCCATAACAAGAGAGGTGTCCCATTCTATCTCAATTTGTATAGCATTTACATATGATTTATTTATATCGATTGGAACGTATCCTTGTGCCGCCTCTTTTTTAGTCACAACCTTTGTCATACTAGCAGTAGTTGATTGATTAAAGTAAATCTTAATCGTCGCAATTGTGGTAGAGTCGGAGGTTGTTCCTGGTGCACAATAGATAACAAGATTTTTTATGTCAGACAAATAAGGTAGGTAGTATACTGGGCTGTATACATTTCCAATATTTGCTACAATAGGAAGGTCGGCAAAGTAGTCTTGTCCTGAAGCACCATTACCGTCAGATAAGGTGCCTGTTGCATAGAAGAACCATCTCTTAATCTTTGCATTTGTTCCAGATTCTTTGTATGCAATATACAATGATGGGCGTTCGTCTGTTGTGTTCGCGGTTGTTGCATCAAATGAGTCCGCTCCTGCGTACAAAAGAACTGTTCCTCCACCAGAATCAAGTGTTGATGTTGTGTATTGTAGTAATCGGTAAATAACGCCACGGTTACCCTTAAAGTCATATCCATATACATACCCATCATCTCCAGCCCACACAGTAAGCCCCTCTGCAACAGTTAAACCATCATGCACAGATATCTTTGCGTTCTTTGGAAGCTCTCTTACTAATTCAAATTGATTTCCTGTGAATCTTCTAATTTGTGTAAGGTTATTAGCACCAATAGTCATGGCGTGGATTACACCATCAGTATGTACCCAAAGTCTTGATATCGCCTTAATACCAGGGATTCTTATGTAGTCACGCATTCTAACTGCCGTAGAAAGCCTATCCCAGATGTAAACTCCACAGTATGGAATATCGAATATGTACTTGTTATTCTTTGTGTTATATAGTTGTTGGAAGCCAACATAGTTCAAACCAATGTACATTAGGCCACGATTATCAACCGCATCAGAAATAGTAAAAAGAGAATCTGGGAATATAAGAACGTCCATTGTGGCAGTTCCATTTGTTCCACCAGTTGAGTTACCGTCAATTTTATGAACAGCGTGGTCGTCAAAGATATACATAAAACCATTATCTGCAACCCGCATAAATGCTCCAAGCCCATCTGTGCTGTGAAGAGTCGTTCCCCCAGCGGCTGTCACTGATAACCAAGTTGTATCATCTGGATCAAAATCATTTTCTTCTGTTATGCCGACATCTGCTCCAGATATATAGAAAAGTTTCTTTTGTTCATTAACTAAATAAATTTCAAAATCTCTAATATCGTTTCCGTGGTCGCCAGAGTCTTCAAACTTAACAGCATCGAGTTCAGAATATGTGTAGGTTATAGTGCTATCAACAAAAGAGTAGTCCGCTGAGTAAATCTTATCGTCGGTGCTACCAAAACCCATAGTTCTGAAACCAGCCTCAATAAATCCACAAGTAAATGGCGTGGTTATTGTTGGAACAGTCATTGTTAGTAATGAGTTGTTTGATGGGGCAAGATACCCTTTGTACATTAAGGGGTTGTAGATTCCTTCCGCCATTTCTCCGTCACTTGCATCATATCGGAGATTTGGCTGAGAAGCTGTTCTGTGCCTATCTCCCCAAAACCTGTCTGTCAAACCAAGGTTTCCAGTGAGGTCTAATACTTTCTGTGCCATATATAGTTATTATACCACATTAATTTAATTTAGTCGAAGTTCCGGCTTCATCTCTCCAGTATAAATCTCCAGCAGAGTCCATGTAAAGCAAACCATTCTGCCCACCATTAGTGTCTCCACCTCCGAATCGTAGCCCACCAGTAGTACCAGCTAGAGTGTAGATTCTTCTCCAAGGGAACTGAGCCGAGCCTAAGTAGATTGGCATAAAAACTGTCCAATCAGCACCAGACTCTGAAGAAGACCATGTTCCTCCTGTTATTGTTAGTTGCGATGATGTATTAGAAGTTATTTCAAAGAAATCAAACTCTCCAGGAGCAGTTGTCACAATTACAAACGCACCAGCCAATTCATTGCTTGTCCAGTTAAATGTTGACTGAGACATAGTTGTTCCACCAGACGTAATTGACGCGTCAGAACCTGTATAAAAAGGGCCTCTGAATCCGTACATAAAAGTATCCAATCCATCAAATTGGTGTTCGATTGATATTTGAGAATTGTTTGAACCATCTACTGGATTCAAATCATTCCCAACACTCCATGCCCCAATAAACCTATCAGAGTTTCTTTCTCCTGTACCGTATGAAATCCCCTCTAAAATACTACATCCAGTCTTGATATAAGTACCCTCTGGAAGCTCCAAATTTGACCGTAGACGAACGGAATCATCATCACCTGTATGTCCATGCTTCTTAAAAACATCCTGCTGCCTATCAAGTTCTCTCTTAAGTTCTTTGTTCTCTTTTTCAAGGTCTTGAAGTTTTCTCTCCATGTCTTGGAAAGAGTTCTCTAGTTTTATTAATCTTTCCTGTTCCATATTACTTCTTAAACATTGACTTTATAAAATCTTTAAATCCACCAAGGGTTGTCTTTAGTATAAATTTAACACCATCAAACTCCGGCTTATCTTCTCCTGTGTAGATTGAATATATGTTTCCAAGTATCGAGTAGAGCTCTGACGCAATAAGACCACCAAGGATTACTTTTGCCCCAAGTAATAGATCAACCCCCATACCGTGTCCAGCCAATGTGACTAACCACGGCACAACAAACATGTGCCCCTTTTTAAGTAAGCCAAGAGACAACCTCGAACTTGTCACACTTCGTCCACCAGATGTTACAAGGCTTCTTGTTATACCTGTTCCAACATCTAGAATAATAAACAATGCAAGGATTGAATAACTTTCAATGGAAAGACCAATAATACAAGCAGGAATGTATCCAAGGGCTGTTAAACAATATGTTATTATTTTATTATTAATAAACCACTCCATATTATGATATATTAAATACTCTTCTGTCTACCGCTGGTGCGAAGGCTGCCATGACAATACCAAGGTTTGCAGATGAACCAGGTGTAAAGGTCATTGAATATGAACCAGCTGGAGTTTTAGGGCCATTACTATCTCCAAGCATAACACTTGAATCGTTTGAACCATCTCCAATTACACCACGGCTAGTAACGCCTGTACCTGCGGCAATCGCTCCTGTTCCTCCTGTCTCTGCTCCACAACCAATAACCCATGCGTTATCAGAAAGTGTTGTTACTGAATCTGTAATAGATGTTGCTGTAGCAATAGACGAATCAGTCGCTTCTGGAGCCTGTTGTTTTACTCCTGTGTAGTATGAGGCAGCTGCTAATACGTTTGTTGGAGAACCAGAGGCTGTCACTGAAATAGATATGTTGTTCGTACCAGTATCTGGATTTAAAATATAGTACAATCCAAGTCTTCGGTTAGATTCAACACTTTGCACCGTAGAGATAAGCGTCATGTTGTCGCCGTTGTGGGTTGGTGTGCTAATAGCACTTGCTCGAACACCGTAAACAGCTAAAACAAGCAAGGTATTTGACCCAGATATGTTTGGTGAGCTGAACGTTAAGTCACTCGCACCAAGATTACTTCCTGTTGTCGCTGCTCCAAATGCTATTGCCATATATTATGCGTCTTGTCTGTAGAAGACGGTTACATTAAGACTTGTCGGGGTGCCTGAAAGGGCAGTTGTTTCGAGCCACACAAAACTGTCAGCTGGTACAGTCGCGTCATTAAATGTTGTAACAACATTACCAGTGGTGCCTGAGTTTACTGTTGTGCCTGATGTTACAACCTCGTTACCTGTTGCGCTTCTGTCTGTTGAGTGCCGAATTGTTGTTGTAACAGATGTTGAGCCAGTGATTACAAATACTATTTTTGTGATGGTGATTGCGTCATCTGTATAGAACATTGAGATATCTTCAGACGCTGTAGGGTTTTCAATGGTAATAGATTTGCTCATTACTGGGTTGACTACCGCCTCTGCTGTTCCATCATAAAAGTTAAATGTGCGAGAAGTGCTGTCTATAGTAACCTCTCCAGTCGCGTCTATGGTTGTTCCACCTGCTCCGTTTGGAATTTCAAAACTTGTTGCTCCACCAAAATCATAAACTCCTGTGCCCGTGTCTCCAGAATCAGAAAGTTTACCATTAAGTTGTGTTTGAATAGCACTTGTTAAACCTTTAATGTAAGAAAGTTCTGTTAAAGAAGGATATGTTGTAGTTGATAGAGAGGTAAGTCCTTTTGATGCACCAAAAGAAGCAATAGTATTAGCGGTTGCTCCATCAAAATTCCAAGTTCCATATGCAGTAGCATTTACACCACCACCAGAACCAACCAAAAGAACATCACTACCGTCACTTGCTTCTAGTGCGAGTCCTCCAGAACCATCTGCTTTAATACCATCTGCTTGGATGTTACCAACATTTGTTATGTTTCCTTCTCCTAAATCAAGCCCAGCAAAGGTTGGTGAGTCTGCTGTTCCAAGACCAAGAGATGCGCGGGCAGTAGCACCACTCTCTGCCACCCAGTTCGTTCCGTTACCAACAATTATGTTTCCATCAGTGACCGCTAGACCAGCGATATCAGTAAGACCAGCATCATATGCTTGTACATCAGTACCGATTTCAAGATTAACAGTGGCCTTGAATGTTGCCTCGTCTTGCCCTTCAATTGTTCCATCACCAGTCCATACAGCAACCTGATTATCAACAGGTGTTCCAACTTTAGATACATTACCACCGCCAGAACTAACTGTTTCCCATGATGGTAAACCTGTTGTTACTGTTAAAACTTTACCATTGGTTCCTATTGGTAATCTTGTTAAATTGGTTCCATTATAATATAAAATATCACCAGTTGAGTATGATAAACCAGCGATATTCTGAACAAAAGCCTCTTCTGTTTCTGTTAGAACATCTATAAGAGCAACACCAGGATTATTTGATTCGAAGGGGTTTGACATATTTAATATTATACTATATTAAATCTATTTTGGCAATATTAATTCAAATTAAATAACCTCTTTTAAACTTATTATCTTTTCTAAAGTTTGGGCAGTAGATTGTTTTATTTTAAATAATTGCTCAAGTTTATGTAATTCTTTTGCTGCTCTGTACGCCATAGCCTGAAGTGTTTCCAAGTCTTTGTATGGCAACATTATTGTTTCTTCATCTATAATTCCTGTTGTTACATTTACAAGGTCATCACCATCAAAATGTAATGCAAGTGGTAATACCCAGTTCCCTTGTGGAGCGTATTGAGAAACTAATTCTTTATTGTCATCTGCTGAAATTTCTTCATAAGCAATATTTAAAGTTGTTAAAGTTTCTTTTACCTTTTTGCAATTTCCACAATTTTCTCTTGTAAATAATTTTATTTTCATACTTTTATTATAACAAATTAGCTTCCAAATTTATACCAGTTACGAGAACTTATATAAGTACCTCCACAAGTTGAATCACCAGAACTCCAAACACAACCATTTGTATTTGTACAATTTATTTCATCACCATTAAATACGGAGCAATCAGATGTCCTTTGAAAAGCTGAGATATGCACCCATTCTTTATCTCCTGTTAGTGAGTAACTTGTTGTTTGATTGATTAAATCAGAACCAGTTGGAGTTATCGTAACTGTACCTGTTGAACCATCTTTATAAATCCAATAATCTCTATGCTCACAAGTTGATATATCTGGTAATGTCGCTACTAGTGTTGTTGACCAAGTACAACCTGTTTCGTTTCCGCAGTTTGTTGAATTATCAAACCCAGAACAATCAGCTGTTCCTGTACAACTAGCTCCATAAGTACCTGAACAACCGCCAGTATTGTAATTTCCGTTACATACATTTCCGCTAACATAATTTCCTGAACAAGATGAAAAGTATGTTGCAGAGTTACAACTAGATTCATCAAAATAACCAGAACAAGACCCACCGCCGTCACAGCTTGAACCATTCCAAGAACAGTTAGTGTAATTAGGATAACAACCTGATGTACTGGTACAACTAGATTCATCAGCATTAAATGCAGAACAATCGGCATAACTAATATCCCAAGAACAAGACCCGCCATAAGCGTCATCTTGAGCAAGACAACTTGTTTCATCTCCTGCACCTGCACAACTTGCAGTTACGACTGTACACCCAGAAGTTCCTGAACAAGTACCCATACCTGATTCGTTATCAAAGGCAGAACAAGGGTTACCTGCGTTCCAAGTACAACCATTGTGTGCATTATTTGCTTCACAAGTCGATTGGTCACTATATGAACTACAATTAGTGCTTGGTGTTCCTGTACAAGAACTTGCATTAGTAGCGTCTATAATCCATTTTGAAGCTGTGTTATCAAGAGTTGTGCTTGATGTAATTCTTTTAACTTGCAATGCAATTCCTCCTCTTGATTGTAATGTACTTTGAGCAGGTGTTAAATTTCCTGCATTTAAAGATGTTGAGAATTGACCTCGACCATAATGTACAAACTCTGTTGGTGTAGAATATTGATACAAACTATTTCCTGAATTGTTATAAAGTGCAAAATAGCTACCGCCTCCTACATAAAAACTTAGTTCACCTGTGCTAAGTGCCCCCATTGTTGCTTTTCTAACTCCACTAAAATTAAAATCTAGCCAAGTATAAGAACCTGTATTATCAAATGCAATAGCTTTTGTGGTTCCAGGTGTTGTATTGCTTCCTTCAAATCCAAGTGTTAATTCTTTTGTTGTAAGTTTACCCGCTCCAATTCCACCTTCTGAAAGTTGTTGTAGAGAACAAGTATCAATAGTTAATCTTGCTGTATTTGTTGGTGTAAGTGTAAACCCAGTCCCTGCTGTTGTTGGTGCTATAAACCACCCTGAATATGTACCATTAGCACTAGCTGTTACAAGTGTTGTTGCTCCACAAGACAGAGTTACTGAACCCACAGTTAAATTCGATACCACAAAACTATATCTGTATATTGCCCCGCTGTATAAACCATAGGCTTGTAGAAGTGCACCTGTACCATTAGAAGTTTTAGAAACAGAGTTACTAGAATATACCCAGCCTGTGTTTAATGTCCACCCTGTTGCACTTCCTGTAAAATTAGGATTTGTTAATCTTTCTGTTAGAGTTTTACCTACAAAAAGCCTGTCATTTGTGTCGTCAAAAAAGAAGTGGTCGTTGTCTTCTGTTCCGTCACCAAGGGCATCAATAAAAACCACCGAGCCATTTGTAAAACCAGATATTCCACCAGAAGAGTCTTGCCAGCTTGGAATACCAGCTGAAACAGTAAGGACTTGTGAGTTCGTACCTATTCCTAAATTTTGTAACTCAATTCCGTTGTAATAAAGAATATCCCCAGTAGAATATGGGAGTGCGGCGAGGTCTTGAATAAACATCTCTTCATATGAAGTCAATTCATCAAGCCCAGCAATTCCTGGATTGTTTGACTCAAATGGGTTAGACATTATTCTATCTTAAATACTAAATCTGGGAACAATTCCTTGTGTTTTTTCGCCAATCTTTTTCGAACAACCATTGAATCCTGTTCTCTTCTATGGATGCGTGCCTCACGTTCCTTAAGAATATCTTGAGAGTTCTTTATAAAATCAACCTTTTCAGTATATTCTTTTTCAATATCAGAAAGCTGTTTTGTTTTAAGAACTATCTCATCATCTATCCCTTTTACAACATTTTTTAGTTGCTCTATATTAGAATAGAATTGTTTTATACTTTTTTCAGATATTTCTTCCTCTAATTTTCTCGAATCCTTTAGGGTTTGTATTGTTTCTTCCATTGTCTCAACTTCTTTTATCAAGGATGCCAATTTTTGTGAATTAACATCAATCTGATTTATAATTGAATGATTTTCAATGGAAAGAAGTTTTGTCTTTGCTTCTGAGTCTCTAAGTTTTGCAGATATGTCATCCTCTTTTTTTTGAAATTCTTTCTTTTTGCTTTCTTCAAACTTTACAAGAGAATCTTTCTTTGATTGGATATCAGAAAGAACATTATCTTTTTCTTGTGTTATTTTTTGTAGTTCAGAAAATTCAATGTCAACTTTAGCCTTAACTGAATTTAGTGTGTCAATTTGTTCTGATAATTCTTTCTTAATAAGAGAAAGCTCATTAGACGCCTGGGCAATATCGCTCAAAATGGTTTTATAGTGGGCCTCAAAGTTTTGAAGCTTAATTTCTTTTTCCAATTGCCCTTTCATTTTATTTTCCGCTTAACGTGACCTCTCCGTAGATAGTACCTTTATTTGATGCAACACCTGTTTCTTTAGCAGATACCTTCATGTATTTATACTGTATTTCTAGTGGAATTGATATTGTTGCGGCTGCTGCGTTTGTTCCAACAAAAGTAAATTCACGCGCTGCGAGAGTTGATGTTGCTCCAGATGTTGTATCTGTTGGTAGTCGGTACCAATTAACACCATCAGGGCTTGATTCAATTTTTATTTCTATTGAGTTTGAGCTTTCAGTCGCCCCCATTGTATAGAGCACA